CTACCTTTGCCTCTTGCCGCCATTTAACCGGAAGGCGTTACCGTTCGGTTGCGCTATCCCCATGCGGTGTTGCGTTTCGGTAACAGCTTTATGCAGGTCGCCAAATTCCTCAACCTTCACGGGCGGGCGCTTCACGTTCTCCAGACACGTTTCACGGCGGCGCTTTATCCATTCCCGATCATCGTCCTCGGTGCATAACAGCATGACTTCCATCCATCGTGCGGCAGCTCTCCGGTATAGCCCTTTTGACTCCAGCTCTTCAGCTTTCCTGTCCCTTATCATTTCTGCCTCTCAGATTATATAGATAAGCAAAAAGGTGTTGGTTCAGTTGGTTCAGTTGGTTCAATTTGTAAAGAGTATTGTTTTTAAAAGAATTATTCGCAAAAAGTGAACCAACTCACCCCATTTTTGAACCAACAAAAAGAGGCCGTGAACCAACACGCCGTTTAAAAACCGCTAATTATGAGGGACATCCACCAGCACAGGGCTTGTCTAGTGCTGGTTAGGTGCTGCTCACCGCGCACGGAGCGGCGCTGGTTTGCTCCAGCGATATGCGGGGCTGGTCATCATTTCGCGGTACCGCCTGGCTATTACAGGGCCCTCTGCCAGCTGGCGCCTTAATTCCCGCAGTTCTGCCGGGCTGAGCTGGTGGCCGCCATGCTCCAGCTTGGCAATGGTCAGCAGCTCGATTTCTCGTGGTGTCATGGATTCCCCTCTGATGGTGATCGGCATTATATTGCTAGCCAGGGTGATTCTTCACTGGCCAGAGCCGTTGTGCGTGAAGTCTATGCGTGAACTCCATATGCTATGTGTTAAGTTACAGCTCAAAATGTCCTGTTCCGGTGGTAACTTTTTGGTAAACAGCGTTTTGGTGGATACCAACATGGATACCTCGCTTTTGGATACCACCCAAAGCCAGATTGTCACTATGCTTAATCTAAAGCAGAGGAGCCTCTATGCGCCTTATCAAATTAAGCGAAGTCATGCTCAGAACGGGCTTCAAGAAAACGGCAATCTACTCATGGGTTAAGACGGGCACGTTTCCACAGCCAGTTAAAATTGGTAGATCAGCTAGATGGTCGCTTGAGGAGGTTGAAGCTTGGATCCAGAACAAACTTGATTCGCGGGCTGGCAACCAATGATTAGCTTTAATATCGAGTGGTGGATAGTCCATGGACAAGCTGATGGGCGCACTCGACGAAAACGATGCGCCAGGCGGACTGTGTCGCTCATAAACCGGGAGTTGGCCAGAGGACTTAGTTGTCCTTTGCAATTCTGCAGGTTCGCACGTGAAAGTAGCCAAAACCCTGCGAACCTGAGTGCAAACCTGCAACTGCGAACCACTGAGGTGGCCTCTCATAGCTGGTGGTCATACTGGATATTAATCAGGCCTGCCACAACCATAACAATCCATAACAGACGCATCGCACCAACAATTACTAATAGGTCCGCTCGCAACACTAATTTTGACTAAGCCTGAACGCAATGCTCAGAAAGAACGAAGAATGGAATGAATCGTACCATCATGTTGCTCCATGATTTTTACGTTCAAGACAGTTGCTTAATCTCGCCTCGCAATTCAGCCCCCTTGCCGTTATCGAGAAGTCTTTCTCCTTACGGTTAATGCTATCGGTCTTCATATTACCAGCAGCATACGCCATCCGATTATTTCGATGCTACGCGCGCGTACTTGTCGCAAAATACCAGGCAAAGGCCAGATTCAGAACGTCGTGATAACCACCAGTACAACATGAGAGGTCATGTAACGCGATTTATCACACCAGATACATGTGATTGGTGTACCCGCATAAAACATCGTCATAGCGCGTCCTGTGCGCATATACGCCGATAATCAACACATCACCACCACTCTGTCTCATGTAGAGAACAGTTTTATGGTATCCCCCCGCCATCGTGTGCATACTGGTCGGACGTAGTTGCAAAATTTTTTGCAACTGATACCCCTCGCGCGCGTACTTGTCTCGAAATTGGTGTTTTGCTGTGGCAGTGATATCAGAAAAATCTTCCTGTTTCACATAAAGCGGATATGCGCGTACTGTAACGGCCCCATCAACGGGGATCGGATTTGAAATCCCGACCCAAGCTATGTACCAAATGCCATGTCTTGGATATATGATGATTGCCATTCTAAACAAAGCTAAAGGGAGGGTTGGTGTGAATGCTCAGGCTGTCATCATGGTTTTCCTTGGTCTGATTGTCGCAAAACTATATCCAGACTGGTGGAAAGGGGCATTAGCAACTGTCGCCATCTATTTGCTTTTATCCGTCGTTAAGCGATCGTTCGTTAAGACCGTAAATCAAGCAAAACGTTTCTCATTTAAGAATTTAATAAACTATATTACTGGGCTTATTTTTTGCCTTTCAATTTTGATCGCCTCAGCTTTTTTGCCCGTATCAATAGCTAATTTTTTTGGCGCACCATATGAGGTAGGTTATCTATTCTCTGTTTTTTGTCTTGTTCTTTCCCTTCTTTACCTATGGATGAGAGCAAAGAACAAAAATTAGCCATCCATGGCTAACCAGTTATTGAGCTTCTTTTTGTGATGCCTGTGCGACTCTGGTGAGCGATTGTGTGACCGTACTGATCGCTCTGTCATATGCTGTGCTACCTTTTGGCGTATTTGCCAGACGTAACAAGGCATTTCGTATAACAGGGCTTTCGTATGCCTTCGCTGCTCCGCCTACGGCACCAGCAGCAGGAACAACAAACGCAGCCGTTTTTAGCATCCCCGCTAATACTGCTGCGTTTATGATGCCACCACCAACTAACAATCCATAAAGCTGCTGACCATTTAAGTTTTGAACGTTCGCTTTTGCCGCGTGTCTTGTATCGTTGAGGTATTTAATAACGCCGTCCAGTTCCTTTCCATGTACGCCTTTAAAGAAAGTTGCTGATTGCTTCCTGTTCCGGTGTAACGCATTAATAAACTTCTCAACACTGATATTTCCAGACGGATCAGTCGCCTTATCTACAGCATTCTGAACTATGGCTGCTCGTGCGTTTTGCCTACCATTGTCATCCAGAAGCCTGTAAAGCTGAGAACGTTCTGATGGGCTTTGGCTAAAAACGAGTTTTGTTACATCCTCAGGCGTGGCCTTGCCGCTGGCTATTGCCTTTTGAACGCGCGTTCTTCCCATCATGTCATTGAATTTAGACCATGAGCGATCAACCCTTGCCATATTAATGGCTTCGTCTGCTCCAAGATTTTTGGCTACGGCTTTTTTCATATCCGCCGTATATGCCTTGTAGATAATATCGCTGGCTTTCTGGAGCGTATCTTTATCAACAGTGTCAGATGACGCCATAAATCGCTTTCGAAGATCGGTTCTGTTTTCCCTCGCCAGACGCAGGTCATTTGGTCCGCTGGTGATATCGTCTTTAAATTGCTGCAAGACTTTTACCGCGGCTCTATCCTGAGATTTGCCCGGGCGGCTTAACACGGCAATCTGATTGTCGATAGCTTTTACCGTGTTTGAGAGATCGACAGGGGTATCCCCCATAGCGTCAATTATGCGGTTATATCGCTTTCCTGCTGCCTCAATGAATTTTTGTTGCCCTTTAGTCGCAGATTCATAAAGCTGTTTATCAGAAATGCCACCCAGACCATCGCTAAATGTTCTGACTAAATTTTCTCGTGCTTGTTGTTGATTCAGCCGATTCTTACCGGTTCCAAAAAAAGAACTCTTTCGCCTAATGTCTGAGCCTGACTCTGCATAAAGGTTTTATCTTTCAGCATGTCACTGGTCATTAACGGCAGATTTCTTTCCGATGCAAAGTCGACAGCAGCCTTTGCTTCAGGCGACATATCACCACGAACAGCCCTCGAAACCGCACTCGCTGTATTTTCCAGCCCCTTACCAATACCACCAATGCCAGCAGAAATTACCGTTTGTAACGGATCAATATCTTCTCCACCAGCAAGGCTGGTGGCTCCCTGTAGTGCTAAATCTGTAGCTGCTGATTTTCCTATGGCACCAAGCACCGTTCCAGCCCTGCCCACTGGTGTAAACGCCAACGCATTAGCAAGAAACGAAGTCAGGTCTTGCGGTGATAAACCCGGCTTGTTCAGGGCATAATCACCTGATGGCAGAGAAACGATAGTATTCCCCTTCTCATCCTGCCTTAATGTCGCCCCCATTCCCTGAAGAATCTTTTCCTGAGACGCGTCAGAGCCGAAAAGTTGAGACCATCCAGCCTTTAGGGCATCCATGCTTAGTGAGTTCAATTCTGGGGCAGAGGTGACATTTTGCAGTCTCTCCATCTCTGGAGTCATTCGGCTTTCGCCTGTTATAGCATCGCGCATCGCAGCCCCAAGACTGGCTCCCTGTTCTGCTGAACGCTCAAGCCCCTCTCTTTGCTGAGTAGCTAACTTTGCATACCCTGACGCAAGAGAATTATCAGATGATGTATGTTGAATATTTTGAGTTGCTGATTGGGATCGGTCTATTTCATTCGTTGATGGTAGTGGATAGGCAGCATAAAAAGCCTGCTTAGCCTGCTCTACACTTTCTCCGGCTTGCGGGGCAACGACTTCATTGAAGTATTGCTCCTGAGCCTGCGCTTTTTGTTCTGGTGCTAACGCCTGATACTGTGGAGAGGCGATAACATCTTTCCATGCTTTAGCCATTAATCACCCCATAGTGAAGAAAAGTTACTGCTGGCTGCTGGCTGTGATACCTGCTCAGATTGCGGCAATGTCTGCGACGAAGAAGAAGTTCCTCTGTCAACTGCTGAAATAACCCGCAAAGCATCATAAGCTCGACCAGAAGCAGCTTTCAGCGAATTGAACTGGTTTTCCATCTTCCGGCGCTTGGTATCAATGGTTTTTGTGGAGTCGCCAGGCTGAGGGAAATACATTTGATAATATTTTGACATTTCAGCAGGTGCGATAGCTGCCCCTGTTTCCTGACGGAGTATTGCCATTATTGCGTCATTAGCATTAACAACGTATTGCTGCTCTGTTGGGCTGAGCGTTAAGTTAGCCAGCGTCCCATTACCCAAAGCATTATTAATGATCGCCACTCGCTGTGGGCTAAGCTGGTCTTTCAGTGTATCTATTGAATCAAGAGCATCCCTAACCCTGTATGCAAATCCAGCAGCTTTTTTAGCCCCTTCTGGCGACTTTTCCATGATCTTTTGGGCTGTTGGCAAAGCTATTGGACGAAACCCATCTCCAGATATTGGCTGGTTTAGTTTTCCCTGCTCTTCACTTCCGTCTGTGTAGTATTTTGTGACAGTGCCATCATCGTTTTCTCTAACACTCATTAATTTTTTGGCGTTTGTATTAATTCCAGCCGCTGCCGCAAATGCCGCCGCCCCCTCTGGATCCGCCTTTAACATTTGAGCGTACTGATTGTAATTCTGCATTGCTGCTGTTGGTGCATATGCTGACGTTAACGCATTTGCTCGGCTAATATCCTGCCCTCTCGCCTGAAGTGCTTCGCCAGCCTGATTGCTGCGGATTGTCTCTGCCAACTTGCCACGCTCAATATCCCGACCTTCCATTTGATCTTTGATATCGAAATACTTCTCATGACCGAGAGAAAACAGTGCCATACTACCAGCAAGCCGCTGGAATCCCTGTGGATCATTAACATGCATTTCGGCAACAGACTCAGGAGAAATTCCCAAGCGACGCATTTCATCTTCGTTATCTGCTATGAATTTTCCAAATGCCCCAGTTCCGAGCGAAGATGCGATTTGAGCACTAGTCGCAAGATGACCAATAGAATTTCTCTGGTCGTCATCAATAAAGCCCATCCCTTTCTGAACGCTTTCAAATTCTTCTGGATACTCAGAAATAAGACTGCGCATTTTGTTTCTGTCTCCAGACTCAAAAGCCCCGGCATATGCTTTCTGAAACTCTGCTTTACGCTGTTGTTGACGTGCCTGCTGATTAATCTCAGCAACGCCTCTTAGCCCCTGTAGCGCCATTAAACCTACGTTTGGGTGCTGCTGATACTGCACAGGCTGAGGAACGGAAGAACGAGGAGCATTATCATTTTGCGGTGCCATGCTAGGCAGCCCGCCAAGTTGCCATGTCGCCATTAGAATCCAAGCCCCCCAACAAGACCAATAAGCCCACCACCAATAGCCCCGGCGACATTACCTATACCCGGAACAACGGAACCAAGTTGCGCACCCGCTAAAGCGCCTGATGCCGCCCCACCAATACCACGCGCAAGACTGGATGGCTGCTGCGCCTGACCTGCACGAATAGCGCCAAGCCCCTGCAAGAGTTGCCCGGTATTATTGGCGTAGTTTTGCCCTGCTGTTGCCTGCCCTGATGCCGCATTCATCCCGACATTTAGCAGGTTTCCATAATTTTGCATTTGCCCACTGAGCCAATTGTTATAAAGCATGGGCGCAATGGAAGATAACTGGTTACTGGTAGCTGTTGAGCCAAGCCCCCCGGTAGCTTCTGCTGAGACAAGGTTCTGATAACGGGCCTGATCTGCCTGTGTTTTATATAAACCAGAACCAAAGAAATCATTCGCGGCTTTATTCTGCCCTTCCAGAGTCATCAGTCCTTGCAGTTGTTGTAAAGCAGGCAATCCGACTTCTGCATACGGCTTGAGATTATTCATCACCGTATTCCACTGCTCGCGCTGCAAATCAATTGCCTGCTGCTGGGCCTTCGCCTGAGCTTTAGAGGCACCACCATCACCGCCTTTTTCGTATACGGCACGATTGAGATGTTTATGAGCTATATGGGTAATTAACATTCGCTGAATTCCTTATATTGTTGCCGAGTTAACTGATAAAGCGTTACGCCGACGGGTTTACCACATCTGATATAAGCATCATCAAGGTGACCAACACGGGTAGCGCCAAGCAAACGGATAATTGCCCGTCCATATTTCGTGGTGTCAGGAACCATAGTGATGCTGTTAAGGAATGGTGAGTTTTCGAGAAGCCATTTGCAGAATAATCGATGCCCTTGCAGTGCATATTCACCACGGAATCCGGGGTCGTACACCGCATGGCATTCAACAACGCTATGCCAGAAGTTACGCACTTCATGAACGCCAGCCAGCACTAATCCTTCGTAGATGCCGAGATATACCGCATCAGGCTTGATGTAGTACGTGTGCCCCGGCTCAACAATATTTTCGGTATTGCCTGGCTCGTTAAGAAAGGCCTGTAATCGCACAGGGTTATCAATAAATTTTAGTTCCATGCGATGCCATCCATTTTCACATACAGCCTGCCAGCGCCTTATCTATTAACCCTCGTGCAATTTCATGCAGAGTTGGCGCTACTCCAATTCCTGATTTTTTACGCTGCTCTTCCTGAATTTTCTTTATCGCTTCCATTTGCTTCTCACTTATCAATACTGGCTTTACTGAAATAGCCATAACGCCCCCTTATAACTGTATAAAACAACAGTTATTATAGTTTCACAAATCGCAATATTCATCATCGTAATTGCAGAATATGAAACAAATAGCACAAAAAAATGCCACCGCTCAGTAGCTGGTGGCGTCGTTCTGTGTGTCAGGTTTTGACAGGTTTTTTATGGACTCTAAAAACTATATTTATGGTGTCGCATTACTCTTCACGGCAGGCGCTTTTCAGTTCTGCCCTTGCTTCTGGCTCCATTGGTAATTTGATTCGCGATCAGCTATGCGGATGGTTTGCTGAACAGGCATAACAACTTCTCAGAGGCTGTTTTTTGAACTACGAAAATTTCGTAGTGCTCACTTTCAAAAACGTCACGCCCTTGTACACAGGATTTTACGAAAGTCTCGTAAAACACTCTCTGATGCCAGCCAGGTGTTGTGCGCATCAATTCAGTCACATTGTGTTGGTTCAAAATACCGTGTTGTTGGTTCAGTGTTGGTTCAATAAAAAGAATAAAATCCTTATAAAACAATACCCTTTACAAATTGAACCAACTGAACCAACTGAACCAACACCTTTTCTACGCACATGAAGAAGCTCATTCTTCAGATGAGTTATAATCTCCTGGCTGGTAATTGAGTACATAAACGTTTATTTGTCGTCCCTGAATACGTGGTGATTTTCTTTGGTATCCACGACCGCTGTTTGGTGGGGTTAGCATCCCGGCTTTTTTCAACACTTCAGCAAACTGTTTTGCGTTGAAACCACATGCGATCTCCTTTTCAAATGTGGCCGGGAATGTGTAGAAAATCATTGGGCTTTCGTCATGTTCTCCACGCTGACGGTATCCGGCTAAATCTTTGATGGGCAAATCTGCCGGGCTGTATGGAAATGGTGCAAAACGGCTAAGCCCATAGGCATTAAGAAATGCCTCCGTTTGTTCAATAATCTGCTGATGTTCTTTGTTACCTGTGCCGAACTCGCGCAACCATGCGTTATAGCTGTGCTGTATCGCATCACGGCATGTCTGAGCATCCCAGCCTGTTACAACCTCGCCTAACAGCAATGCGGCCTCCAGAATGGCAAATCGCGCGGCTACACGGTGAACCTGCTCACCATAATCGGATGGGATCAGGTTTCTCCATCTGCTTTCGCAATCACGAACGGTTTTAATAGCCTGTTGCTGGTGGTCTGCCAGCCATTTAATCCACTCACGCCCGGCTGCGCCGTGGTGATGCTGGTAAGCGTCTTTCAGTGCGTCTGCGTGCTGTTTTCCGTTCTGGTAATCGTGAAAGCGTACTGCTTTACTCAACGGAATATTCAGCAGTCGCACCAGTTGCCCGGCTTTGGTTTTTCGCCCGGAAGTAGCGATAAATGTTTCTAAATCCATTTCTCCGGTGCTGATTGCCACTGTACGCCAGCGTTTTAGATCCCGGTTTCCACCATCTTTAGCGCCTTGCAGTTTCCCTACACCGTTAAATAACGCATAGGCAGACTGTGAAACGCTGACAGGATCAGCGCCCTGACCAACTTCATCAAGCGGCATTAGTCCGTCATTGTGGGCGGCGGCCTCATTTGCCAGCCCCAGCGCGGTTCCGTACCACGTCAGCCGCAGTAAATCAGGGTTGCCGTATAAGCTGCTCGCCACGTTTGCCGTGGTGGTCTTACCTGCGCTCGACTGCTCATAGAAATGAATGCCGAACCCGTCAGCGCCCACCAGCCCAATCAATGGCGCTGCCAGTGCTGCGCCGATCCCGGTCATCATTGAATAGTTACCAAAGGCCAGACGCGCCACGTTATCACGCCAGCTTTTCGCGCTCCCTGAGACGGTATATCCGGCTGCGGCTGAGCTTCTCCCGCTGAACAGCACAGGATTTTCAGGTGTTCCGATGATTTCCCCATCAGGCATGATGTACGCTCCGCATTGCCATCCAGTGGCATGAGCAACACGCCACAATTCACGAGAGCCACTGCGTTGTAGCCAGTCTGCCAGTATTGCTCTGAGGCTGCTTTTGGTCGTGACATTTACCCCACCAGCTTTAAGTGTGCGCCATCCTTCACGTTCACCAATATCAGCCAGTGGAATGGCAGCGGTTGTCGGCGTTTCAGAACCAAACGACAGCCAGCGAAGAATGAGATACTGGTCTTTATCGTCTCTGCCAGTACCGATAACGCTTAACGGAGAACATAACCAGCTTTCGTTATTGATGATTTCTCCACTCTGGCTGTCAGCTCTCGGAGATACCCAATAAATACCATCCTCGCGGCTTTCTATTCTTGGTTTCAGTGGGTCGGTATCCATAACCTTAAAATCGCTTCCCTCAATGGTCTGTGGCTCCTGTTTCACGCCATTACCCTGTGGTTGGTACATTGACTTATTGAACGCTTCTGTGGCGCATTTAATGCCGTGTTTTTGGTGGTAATCATTCCAGTCTGCTTTGTGATCTGTCGGGGGTAATGCCACCCATCCAGAAACAGATAAAGCTGCTTTTTCTGCTGCTATTCTCCCCGTGTTTTGTCTTCCTTCGCTGTGGTCGTTATCCGCAGCAATGATGATTTGTGCTGAAGGAAATTTATCCCGCAGTACCTGGGCGACATATAACAGGTTCCCGGCATCAATCGCCGCCACTGTCAGCGCCTCTGGACGAATTAAATGGGCAGATAATGCCGTTGCCAGCCCTTCTGCGATTAAGATGCTCTGTGTTGTTTCTGGCGCGTTTATGGCGTGATATGCCCCCCGCTTTGCTGAACCTGTCAGGAGTCTTTTTTCACCATGTGATGTAATAGTCTGTGCTGCTGTGACTGCGCCGGATTTATCCACCAGCGCCAGCAACAGAGATCCATCGGGCAACACGGGGAATGTAAAATCACCTACCCCTTTCGCAACCAGATAATCAGATTTGCCGTTTACAGCCTTTCTGCGCATGTCATCAAACTGACGGGAAAACGTATCCCGTCTTTGTTGTTCGTCCTTCTCTGCCCTTTTCAGGCGCTCCTGTTCGCGTCGCTGGCGCTCGGTTTCCAGTTGTTCCCGTTTCTGGCTGGTGGCTTCTGGTGTTTCCGTTGTCCGGTAATCAATACCCAGAACATCAGCGGCAAGAAGCGCCGCCTCTGTTGTGTCGCAGTTATTTACGCGTTTAATTAAATCCAGCCCATCACCAGCGCCGCACTGATTACAGATGAAGCTACCGCGCCCGTTGTCATCGAACCGGAATCGATCTTTGCCCCCACATGCAGGGCAGGGAGCATGACGGCGCGGAGAGTCAGGGACATTTATGTTCAGGCAGCCCAGCACATGAGGCCAGTTGTTTTCAGACGCACTGATAACCTGACGGATAAGATCAATGTTTCGCATCACCGTACCCCATGTGGTCTATAGCGTTTGCGATATGGCTAACCAGCATCTGCCACTTGGTTATTCCGTAATCAGTCAGCATGCCATCATTGTTTAGCCACATATCAAATTCAGCGGTTGTCGCAAGTTTCCACTTATCGCCGTGGACAGTCCTCATTGCTGGGTACATGAATGCGCAAATCAGATCACAAACATCTGACGGCTTCAGAGATGTAGTAATGGTGCGTCCCTCTGGCGTCTGAATTGCCATTTTCTCTTCACCAGTAGAATGAAGGTTATGAATCCACACAGCACCAGCAATCTTTGCCACCTGCTCTCCGATTGCGGAGCTAAGCGCCATTTCTGCATTTTCACGCATGAGAACCTCCCGCTACAGTTGCGCCCATGTCATTAACCATGCTTTGCCATATCTCACGCCCGACGTCAGTCAATCCGTCCTTAGTGACGCAACGCTCAAGAAGCTCGATCCCCACGGTTTCCCACTGCGGGTAGAACACTTTCATGGCTGCCAGTGTGTAGCTATCGATCAGGCTGCGAACGCCTTTTACTCCATTAACGATTTCCACACGTACGGCCTCGCCGTCCGCATCAACCATGAAATAGTCCCCGCCGCTGGTGGAGGTAATGTGGTTATACAGTGCCGACGCATACTTATTTGCCAGCGCATTCAGTCGGAAATTTTTAGTAATCATGGCTCCATCCTCAGTGCGTCACTGGTTCCGCTGGCATGCCGTTTTCATTCAGTTCAGCTATAAAGCTGTTGTGAAGTTCAGCAAGCGTTTCACGACCAAATGGAGTCAGTGCTCCTTGTTCCACATCCATCATGGCTCTGTAGAAAATGATGGCGCGTTCTGTGCCAGACTCGATGCCAAAACGTTCTATCATCGCTCCCTCAATGTTGTTTGCCATAGCGAGGCGCTCTGCTACTGGATACAGCGGCATGGCGACGATGCCGTTGGAATAAACAGCCACTTCGGAAGGATTGCCAGTATCATCAATGATGCTGACAGTGCCGTTTTCCTCTCTCATTTCCAGCATGAATACTGTTGCGATCAGCCATCTCCACATAATGACGTTATGCTGTGATGTGTAATCGAAATATCCCTGGTTGCCGCCATCGGCAATAGCGAGATGTATTGACATACCTTCATCTGGTTTATCGTCATAATCCCCGGCATCCAGACGATTTACGGCATCAATATATGAGACGGCCTCAACGCGTTCTGTCATGCCATCGTTGCTGCGGTACATGATGTTTACGCCGTCAGGCGTTGCTTCTGTATGGAAAGTTAAGAAATTATTCATGTTTCGCCTCGCCTGAATGATTCTGTAACTCATATTTGCCCAACAATTCGTCCGCTTCCTGAATAGCTTCTGGTACGCCATTGAGCAGTGACATAACCGCGCCAATCATTAACTTGTCTCTGTTGCTGGGGCTGGCCCCTTCAAGCCAGAACCCTAAAACAGTCTGAACCTGTTCGATGCGACATTGCGCTTCAATGAGCTGGATGTTGGTCATTTCGCACTCTCCACATCGATTAAACCGATATCTATCAGGGAGGTAACTTTTTGTAGCCAGCTATTGATTACTGTCGCCTGTTCCCCGCCCACCGAGGGAACAATCTCATTCATCACATGAACCAGACCTGTGCGCGCTCTGGTAAGCCGTTCAGTCGCGCAATCTGCGGGAGTGAATGTGTCTGGATATGGCTCTTCACGCCCCAGCAATGATTCAATTTCCAGCTCACACGGATGACGATAAATTAAGTTGATATTCATTTTTCACCCCCAAGAATTACCAGCTCGGCACGGGCATCGTTAACCAAAGATGAGCACGCTTTAATCGCATCCACGACATCAGTAGCGTCCATTTCTTCAGCCGAAAGACTGACAGCAACCAGGACAGCCGCTGCTTGCTCGATTAATTGAAGTGCGGACGTAAGGCGAGGGGTATTAATTGAGTTATTCATTGGTTGCCCCCGTTTTTCCTGGCATTTCGCCACCTTCCAGCAGGAAATGAACGTCACGAACGGCGAGATCCAATATCGCGAGTAACGCCTTCAGTCTTTCGTCTCGTGAGGGAGAGTTGCTCACCAGAATGTCGTTAATCACTTCTGTCAGTGTGATGATCTGGCTTGTGCGTTCGAGGGGATCCATATGCACATCGTAGGTTTTAATCATGTGCCACCTCCATGCGGATACGACCAGCAAAAAAGCAGATGTGATCGCGCACCAGAGAACGGCGAGCATCGCGTTCAGACTCGGCAGCAATATGATGAATTTTGGCGGTAATTGTCGGGCAATCGCGGCGAACTGCGGCGATAATCCAGATAAATTGCGGTTTTTGGGTAGGGGTAGTAGCCAGCATGTGGCAGCCTCCTTGTACTGGGAGTTCTTCCCACCACCGGAGCTGCGAAACTCGCTGGTGGTGGACTGAACAGAGTTCGCAGTACCGGCGTACAAGGAAACCGGCCAGCCTTTCGGCTGCCCTGTCCAGCCCACCATAATTTTGCAAGCGACGCGGATTATAACCGCATCACTGAAAAAAGTGTGAGTCTGGCTAACGGCACAAAAAAAGACGCTCGGCGCGTCATGTGTCGCCTCGTACATTTCCGGGCTGCGAAACCCGGCACCCGTTTTATGAGGTGCCTTATAACCATAAACCGTGTTGCCGCATAACGGCAAGCTCTTTTTTATGGACTCCGAAAACTCACTATTGGAAGCACCAGATGCACAATACATCGCGCTCATTTCGTTAACGTCGCGCGTGTGGACGAAGGTTTTTGTGGAGTCACTACGCGAGCAGAGAAAGCCATCTACGACCAGAAATTCTCTGGCGCAGCCGCCGACCTTCTCAACGCTAACACCATCGACCGTAATTTCTGACATAGTTAAGGCATCCGCTCCCACCACCAGAAAATGATAAACTTTGCTTGTATCTGCTGTATTAATGCCAGACTTTGCTGTCATATTGCTGGATTTTGGCGACATACCAGCCAGTGAAAATATCTTCTTCTGGACGGTTAGCATTTGTTAACCTCCGCGAACTCCTTCATGAAGCGCGCCAGCGGTTGTACGCATGGCGATTGATACCCGTCGCGATAAAACGTCACTCGGTTGTGAGACACGCTTTCGACAGTAACGAGTGCTCCGTGGGCATCCTTGTAGCGTTTTTGAGGTTGTGGTGTTCCTGTCGGCTTAAACATGGACCACCTCCAGACGCTTAGCGAGCCAGCGTTGCGACAGGCGGGTGAGTTCTCCTTTGCGCTGCTCATATTCCATGCCCATATCAATTAACGTGATATTGGTGCTTTCGAGATATGAGAGGTGCTCAAGTTGTTCTGCGTTCATATGGTCGCGAGGTTCGCCAGAATAGCCATTTATCCGCGCCCACTGCTTAGCAGTTAGCCCACCAAGAACGATACGAGAAATCATATTGCTCTCGTTTGTGTAGTGGTGTTGCTGCGTCGTTTTCCCCTGCTCGGCACGGGCCATATTCAGCGCATCGCACATTGGCTTAAAGTTGTTTGCGGCACTGATACGGGCTTTTAGCTGGCGACGATAGCGGGCGGCGATTTCAGGAACGCTACGCTGTAATTCTTCCTCGCACTGGATGAAATAACGGCGGATAGCGCGACCCTGATCATTGCGTTCGATCATTGCCAGTTCTTTCGCCATTCCGACACTTAACAGATAGTCTTTGCCGGGTCTGCCAGACTGCTTAATCTTTCTGTAAGCCGCGCCATTCGGGCTTTTCCCCAAATTTGGGGAAATAGTTTTATGGACTGAGTAATCGTGCCCAATGGTGAAGTCATATTCAGAGATGCGATCAGTGATCCATGTAGAGAAGTCTTTTCCCACGCCCAACGCTTTGTGTAACGCTTTTGCGCTAACAATATTGGTTTCACGCCCACCGATATGACCAGGAATAACCGGGACAATTGCGGCAAATTCATTACCGTTAATTGTGCTCAGAGAGGCGTTCAGATGAGGGGCGGCCTCAGAAATTAATCTGCTTTTTTCGATGTTCATTTTCAGTCTCCGTTAAGCGGCGTTAAACGCGTCCGGGTAGAGTTTCAGAATGTCGGCAATTTCCTGCTGAGAAAGTCCGTTGTGATCATTTATGTTCGCAAGATGGTTAATATGAGTGATCACTTTCAGAACATCACCACGGCAGGAGAAACGGTAGCGAAGGTGTGTTCCGATACCATCAGGATTCTTTTCGTCGATACGCTCCAGAGTGATTCCAAGCTGGCGTTCTAACTCTGTTGCATAGTTACGACCAGAAGACAGACGGCAGTAGCGAAGAATGTCATTTTCTGTCCATCCCTCTATACCAGTACGCAGCATATAGACTCTGGCACGATGCTTTTTCGGTGTGCGCTTTGGTGCTTGAAGGGATTTTGTAAGGGGCGTAACATCAGATACGCGAATATCTGAATTAGCCGCCTGTAATGGGCGGTTTTTCTTATTCATTACGCTACCTCGCCACGCGACTCAGCGATGCGCTGATTAATCCATTCTTCAATTTCACTTTCAATAAACGCAATTGATCGGCTTCCAATCTTTACAGATTGAGGGAATCGCTGTTCTTTGATGAGCCGATAAATCCACGCTTTGCTGTAACCAGTACGGCGTTGAACCTCAGAAAGACGAATAAATGATTGAGACATGTTTACTCCTATATTCTGTCATCTTCTTTAATGGACATCAGTAGACAGAAAGGAGATTAAACAAACCGGTGAATGGGTGATAGCGGATAAAAATAAAATATTTTTTTGAGAAGATTATCCGCTTTGAAATACACAGTAGCGTATTCAAAGCGGAAATCGCGAAATTTACTTAAAACGTTTATGTAGGATTTTGCTTGCTATAAATCTCTACTCATTAAATCAGATATTTTTATCAAGCTCATTTCTCTGTCTTTGTTTACATAAAGCTGAAGCAAGCGGGTGTATCTCTCGCTTATAGATTCAAGTGCAAAAGGCTTTATTGATTCCTTAATAGCCTGCGTATCTTTCGGATCATCACTAAAAACCAAGGCAGAAATCATCGGATTGCTCACTTCCTTACCTGACTTCTCACCCCAAATCAGCAGATCAACAATAGGTATCACTCTATTAGATATCAACTTCTGAAGGGTCTTTAATCCAATCCTTTTCTGAGCGACATGCTCTCTCTCTGGTACTTTTAACTCTTTTCGCCATAGAGGTAGAAGGTGAGTCAGGCTGGTAATAATTTCGTCATCAGTGGCGTCATCTAAATCTATAGAAACGAGTATGATGTTAGGGGAACAATTACTTAGGTTTCCAGTAACACTCGCAAGCATAGCGTTTGCCTTGAGGTAGCAATCCTCTTCGTCTCTTTTAAAAAAGCCTTGATCTATCGATGAGAAAGAGTACATGGCCAGCTCTGAAAATGTTACTGGACTAACCCCCATAGCTGAAGATAATGAGGGAAGATCATCGTACTCATTTCTTAATGATGGGGCTTCATCATTTACTTTGCGAATAAATTCTTCGACCTCTTCCTCTTCTTCATTGAGAATGGTTAGGTTAGGATCGCCCGAAAAAATCCTTTCATATTTTATATCGTACTCTTCTTTGAATATAGCAGTGTCATCTTTTGCATGACGCAATAAAAAATCGCGCCACTCTAATTCTTGAATCAAGTCCGGCAAGGTTAAATCATTTAAAAATTCATAATTACTAATATCAAACCATGCTAAATCTTGTTTTTTGGCTCTCACCATACGCCACCCCGCGCCCCTAATTCTGACGGCTATGCCAGCCCGTAGGGGTGTACGGGTTTTCGGGGATCAGCCTAGACATAGCCTATTCTTTGTTCGTCTACATAAGTCTACTACCATTGCTTAACACGGTCTATTCATACAGTTAAGCTCGTTTCCCAAACGAACCATGAACAACGTTCTCCTCCTTCTCCAGCGCATCCATATAGTCGGCATACCATTGAAGCATCTCCCGCCTTCCATCCAGATATTGCGCATGGTTGTATGTGCCACGAATTGAGTTCTTATCAACGTGAGCGAGCTGCGTTTCTATCCACGCGGTGTTATAGCCCTGCTCATGCAAAATCGTGCTCATAGTGTGCCGGAACCCATGACCAGTTACACGTCCAGCGTAGCCAATGCGCTTAAACACTTGGTTTATGCTGGCCTCACTCATTGTTTTCCTTGGATCATTGCGCCCGGGAAACATAAGAGGGTAATTGCCTGTTATTTCTCTAATCTTCCCAATAAGCGAAAGAGCCTGATCAGACAATGGCACAATATGAGGCCGCCGCATTTTCATACGTGAAGCGGGTATCTCCCAGATAGCCTTGTTGAAATCAATTTCATCCCATAATGCGCCACGTAGTTCGCCAGTCCGCAAGCCGGTGATAATCAGTAGACGAGCCGCCATAACAACCAATGCGCTTCCTGAGTAACTGGACAATGCCTTGAAAAAATCAGGTAATTCTTTAGCTGTAAGGAAAGGGTAATGATTAGATTCATGGCCTTGCATCGCGCTAGTAAGGTCTGGTGCAGGGTTATACTCTGCGCGACCAGTGACTATTGCATAGCGGAAAACTTCCCCGCACCGCTGCCTCACTTTTTTGGCTTTTTCTGTAGCACCGCGCCCCTCGATGCGCCGCAGCACATTCAGAAGTTCAAGTGGTTTGATTTCGGCGATTGGTTTTTTGCCAATGTAAGGGAACACATCTTTGTTGAAGGCTTCGAGGATGTCTGAAGCATAACCAGCAGACCATTTTTTTAATTTGCTGCTGTGCCACTCAAGGGCAATATCTTTGAAGGTGTTGTTTAACTGCGTTTCCCGGGCAATCTTTTCCTCTCGTTTCGCTTCCATCGGATCGATACCACCAGCGATACCTCTTTTCGCATCTTCACGTTTTGCCCGAGCATCGGCTAGAGTAACCTCAGGATACACACCTAGTGCCAATAGCTTCTCTTTACCAGCTACACGATATTTAAGTCGCCAGTATTTACCTCCATTAGGTTTTACCAAGAGATACAAACCGCCACCATCGGCCAGCTTGTAAGCCTTCTCTTTTGGCTTGGCTGTGTCTATTTGACGGGCATTGAGTTTCACTTGGGGGTACCTCCACTAAACCGAACAGCAAATACCCCCATAAGTACCCCCATCTGACCGTAGATTTTGAGGGACTTTAGTAGACGTCAAAAGACGAACGGGGCTTTAATACACGGATTATAAGGGGTTTTGAAAGACTTTAGTAGACTTGGGGAGATGTTTGAATGGTGCCGATAATAGGAGTCGAACCTACGACCTTCGCATTACGAATTATAAGAATCCGCTTCTAATTCAAAGCATTACCCCATCAACACTGCGCTCACACGCCCCACCACATCAAAACATGTAAAGCCTTGCAAGCCATTGTGAGGCCTTATGTGTCTCAGTTTTGTCCCACCTTGTATTATGACTTGCATAGCCACTGAAGATAAACGTGACGACAAACAGCGCAGCAGTCTTCTTTTCTTTCACACTTTCCCCAATCAGCATACATACCTTCTACCATAACTGTAGTGAATGTCTGTTATGAGCGAGGGGCGGAAGTTCGGAATGCATACTTACTTCGATGTGTGTTAAGCAATGGGGGCAGGTCGGCAATTTATTGTAAAAGCGATAACACTAACAGCATTAGTGAAGAGGCTAAAGATTTGTTTAGAACCCGCCCCCTTAAGAGGCGGTATTCTTGGCAAACATTTTATTTACTGTTTATCAATTGCAATAATGGGATCTCAGCTACATCACTAGGAATATAGGGGTCATCTTCTTTTAAATTAACCCCAATACAATCAACATCATTTAACCCAATTTCCCAAGCCCACCTAACATCTAACGTACTCATTTCTATCCCTAAACTATCTCTTTGTGGATGCTCAGGAACAATATTTTTTAACATCGCATCACATCCAAGATAGAATTTTCCACAGGCCTGATACGCAGCAAGAAATCTTTCTAAATTGACGTTACTATCAGGAGTCATCGTATTAATTCTACTGATCATTGTCATTCTTTTAGTTAATGGCGTTGTCATCATATTTTCAGATATCAGCACTCTATAATGATTTGGGTTTTTAACTGAAATACCCTTGACAATACAAACCCGTAATCTGGCTTTACTATCTACCAAGCCTACTGATGATATAAGATCTTTAAAAATATCCTCACCTATATTGGGGTGTTTAAATAATAGATATAACCCTGGATAACACGATTTTAATTGAGCGAAGCCTACTCCTTGCCAGCGTGTTCTATCCCATAGACGAGGCTTGATTAGACTTTGTATTGAATAATCTTTATGCGTTATATTTTCGGAATTAAGTTCCTCTTCAGGCATTATTCCTTTACCAGGTGTTGGAACATTTACATCCTCGATCTCCAACACTTTCGGAAATTCACTATCCCAGGGTTTATCTCTTAAAAGAGGGTAAGTTTTCTTTTCAGCACTGGTGGAATAAATTTTCTTAATTTGTTGATCAATATCATTTCCAAGAACATTTTCAATAGCTTTGATACAGGCACCGAAACTAATTGCTCTGTCAAATGCAGCATCTTCGAATATCATTCTTTCAATGTATTCTGTATTTTTTGTAAAAAATAACTCAGGGAGAAGATCAAATACTATTTTCTTGAATTCATTAGTAATTTTTTGTTGAGCATCGACTCTAAATGAACTTGTTTCAAAACCATTGCAATTTATAGTAAGGTTTAGTTTTCCATTATTGCTATTTATTTCATGTGATAAGGAGAAGTCATCTTCATCATCTGCTATTACTTCAATAATTAAAAATGCTTCTTTCAGATGGATGTTATCAATCGTACAAGTTGCAAAAGCACTCTCTAAAAGCGCTAAGATACTAGTTGAAAACTCTATAAATGGTGACCGATTCGGAAAGTTAATTTCTATAGTGCATCCAAAAATAAAAGATGTATATATTCCTCGTTTATCATAGTTATCTTTTATTCCTTTACTATTGAATCCAGCATCAAAGTCACGTATTTCTTGCAAGAAATCATTATGATCTTTATCGGCAGTAACTTCATACTCATGTTCAAAATTTTCAATATAACCTAAAGCATATTTAAGACATCCAGATGATACAAAAAGACCTAATCTATCGAGTTCATCGGGAATATTACTCTGTCGATTTATTCCATTTAGGTCAGTGTTCAAAATGAGTTGACTTATGTAAAAATCAACTTGCTGATTTTCTTTATCGCCGAACGAACTTTCACTGATATTTTGGTTAATTATTAAAAACAGTTCATACCATAAAAGAGCATGTGCTAATTTCCCTAGTTTTATTTCTGCCAGGCATAAACTATAATAAATCTCAGCCTGCTTTAATGATATCTCATCATACTTCCAGTAGTTATCTGTAATCAAAGAAGCGGATAGAAGCAAGCATGAACGTGAACTCCATAGCAACCCAATGGATTCGTAAGCATAAGCAATAGCTTTTAATGCTAATATAAATTTATCTCGTGATTCCTCTTTATAGAGTGGTATAAATGATTTTCCTAAATACTTGATTGCCTGATAAGGGTGACCATTTTGAATCCTCTTTATACCTCTTCGTAGATTTAATAATGCCCCTTTAACTTCACCACCTCTAACAGCAGATTGCTCAGTCATATAGTCTAATAAATTTTCATATGCATCTACCTCGAAAAAAATGTCATCCAGTTCGTTCAAAAGTTGGAAGTTCTTCTCAAAGGAATAGCCTATTAAATTCCCACTATTTTTAAAAATTTCATGTAACTCTTCAAATACAACCGAAGCATCTTCTACATCTGAAAACGTTGTCAATTTATAAATAGCTTTGTGAGTTCTCGCTGTGAGTGCATTACTGGGACGTGATTCATCGTCAGCTATCTCATCTAGTTTAGCAAGCATGTTACGTTCAATATTCTCAATATCGATTGTAGATGTTGCGTTGTTAAGTCTAATATAACTTTTATGAACGGTTACTAAATTTAAAACTTTCTCCCATTTTGAGGAATTAGTTGATGATGCAATACTTTCATATGCAAATTGAAGATTTTCTTCAAAGAGATTAAAATCTTCCATCCAAAAATGAGACTTCCAGGCATATTGATAATACGCATCTAGCAATTGTTGATTAGTCCCGAATTTCTTTGATATTTTTATAGCTCTTTCAAATAGACCTTGTGTTTCAATTAGTGGTTTCTCAAGTTCAGCGCTTAACTCTGCAATTTCTAAAAAAATATCCACCTGTTCATATGAAATTTCAGCAGGGTTTATTTTCTCTCTAATATACTCGGTTAACTCTTCATATTTTTTATGCTTTTTATAATCATTTTCTCCAAAAATAACTTCTCTTTTATATTGCGTTGGAACTGACAATGAATCAATGGCCAATTGCTCAAAATTATTTTTGTAAATTTGATCTAATAGCCAATTAATATCTAATATACGAACATCTATTCCAGTTTTTGTTTTTAGTGTATCCTCAACCTCTGAACGAATATTGGACTTTGCAGACTGGTTCGTTACGCAAAATACTTTAGCATACCCACGTTCTGTTTCTTTTATCTTAAGTACATCTTCATGGCATTTTTTCTTCCAGTCTTTACGTGTACTTACCGCAAAGGCCCAGCGTTCTCTATTTGATGCTTCATTAACGCCTTCGAACCAAAGAAGCTTATTCTGTTCTGAAACAGGGAATGTTTGTGTGTCAGTTTTACCATCCCCCCCTGCTACAGGGCCAGTTTGTTCAAGGAGATTAGGGCAAATTATTTTTTCACATATTTTTTTTGCAAAATCTTCGAATTGTAGTTCTTGATTTCTTGTATTTAGCGTAGAGAGGAAGTGTTCCAGTACAACTCTGTCTAAAGTACCAGTCTCTCTGATTGTTGAATCAGAAAATTTTTCAGGGCGACGGCGCCTTAGAAATTCTTTAGATGAAAATTTGGTTTTCTGTACATTCATGATTTTGACGCTCCTCTTGCTATCGACAATAAACCTTTGTATGCATCAACTAGATTTATTGTTCATACTGCCTTTTTTTGAAGAAAAAATTGCGGAAGTCTATTTCTAGACAAGCTATCTATGTATTCACTATACCACTGCATCATCTGTTGTCTCCCTTCCAAATACTGTGCATGATTGTAAGCCCCGAGAATAGCGTTCTTATCCACATGTGCAAGTTGTGTTTCGAAACATGCAGAGTTGAATCCTTCTTCGTGCAGAATGGTACTCATTGTGTGACGAAAACCATGCCCCGTCAGCCTTCCTTTTTATCCTAATAGCTCAATTACCTGATTAATGCTTTCCTTTGAGATCGGCTTAGTACGATCATCACGTCCAATGAATACTATCGGATAGATGCACCTAATCTTATAACATCGTGTTTTCTATGTCCGTTCCTGGCACATAGCAGTCCTAGAGACAGTGGCGTAAAGTCATGGAGGATCGGTGGGAGGAGGCGCTAATCCTTTCATACAAAAATATGTAAAATCAATAACGGCTGTAAATCATTCAATACTCGCACTATCGGAAGTTCACCAGCCAGCCGCAGCACGTTATTGCATACAACGTGTATGCGGCGTATCTCAAAACGATTACTCCATTACAGGGACAGCAGGCCACTCAATATCCGGTGCTACTGATGTATCAACACGGTTCAGCAATACCCGATACTTTTTCCAGGCTGCCAGCAACGAGATTTCTTCCTCCGTTGCGATTTCCAGATCTACAGCATCCTGAAGTGGCGCAATATGCTCACTGGCTACCTGCATCAGGCTGTTTTTTGTTTCTTCCGCCTCCCGGATCCGGAACAGTTTTTCTGCTTCTGCATCTTTCACCCAGGCTGTGCCGTTCCACTTCTGAAACTCCCCTTCCGGCGATAACCAGGTAACATTTTCCGGTAACGGACCGAGTTCAGAAATAAATAACTCGTCTCCTGACGCTACGTCATAAACCGTTTTACCCCGATGGTCTTCAACGAGATGCCACGATGCCTCATCACTGTTGAAAACAGCCACAAAGCCAGCAGGAATATCTGGTGGTGCAATATCGGTACTGTTTGCTGGCAGACCTGTATGAGGCGGAATATATGCATCACCTTCACCAATAAATTCATTAGTTCCGGCCAGCAGATTATAAATTGTTATGGTCCGTGGTTGTTCACTCATTCTGAATGCCATTATGCAAGCCTCACAATATAGTTAAATGCGATGTTTTTGACGGTGTTTTCCGCGTTACCAGCAGCGTTAACGGTGATGGTGTGTCCATGCGAACCAATCGCAACGGAGTGCGTATGAGCACCAATACCGACAGTATGTGCATGTGCGCCTGCGCTTGCAGCAGTGCCGGACAGCGAGTGGGTATGAGCACCATCTGATGATGTCTTCCCTGCATTACGAGTCTGGCCACTACCGCTTGTTGTGCTCATAATCCCCGCGCTTAGATTTGAAATCGCGGTATAACCATTAGGGAAAATGCTCGTGTTCGTGCCACCAAATGCACCGGAACTCTTGTGTTGGTGCGCACCGGCACTATTTGCTGTCCCGCTAATACTATGGGTATGCGCACCAGTGTTATTCGTGGATTTAGTGCCGTAATCAAACGATGATGTGGTTTTCGTACCCAAATCCGTACTGGATACGCTGGCGCTGTGGGTGTGCGATTTAATGCCGTCCTGTTCCTGAGACAATACGGCACGACCACTGGCGGGCTTGCCCTTAATCGTCCAGCCACGCATATCAGGGATCACGCCTGACGGATAAGCGGCCGCAAGTTTCGGGTAAGCAGATTTGTCAAAAGTCTGCCCCTGCATCAGGGCATAACCAGACGGAACGGTATCTGATGGCCACGGGATTGGTGCGCCGACTGGGTAGCTTTCTGGTGGAAGATTTTTCGAGGTATAAACTTCTGCCCAGTCTTCCTCAAAACCATAACCGTCTCTTGAAGAACGGTAGAACAGACCACCATTTCTGTAATGCGCCTTCATCTGCAGGGTCCGGCAACTTCCGACTCCGGTATAGAAGTTAACCAGAATATAGCTGTCGCCAGAGCGGGTGACATTGTAAGCGCCTGATTCGGCATTCCAGGGAACGCCACCATCCGCATCGGCATATGTATCCGTTGCCCTTCTGGCAAAAGCAGCCACATGCGCGGCGGTTAAAGTGATATCAGTAGAACCATCAAATGGAACACCGGATATTTTTCTTGCAGTCTGAAGTTTTGTAGCAGTTGCAGCATTACCAGTAGTGTTCTGATTACCCGTAGTGTTTACACCTGGAAGGTTAATATTTGCAGAACCGTCGAAAACAACTCCACCGATAGATCTTGCCGTCTGCAATTTCGTGGCTGTACTTGCATTACCATTCAATGAACCAGTTAATCCACCTGTAACAGACAACGGACCTGAAACTGTTCCTCCGGTTGTTGGCAGTGCTCCAATATCTGATGGTGTAGGTTTCTGATGTGTGCTATACATCGTATAAACAACACCATCGGTAACGCTGGAAGGCTTACTCGCTGAATATGTTGGCGATGTATAAACAGAAACTGTCGCATTTGCAGTACAATCCCAATGGATATTTACACGAGTCGCATAATTGCCAATCTCAACGTAAATATCATATGTATCGCCGGATGTGTTGATCCAGGCGAAATTCGTTAATCCGACGGCTGTACGCTTCCACAAAGCCCCGGTAATTCCTTTGGGGTTTCCATTGCCTGCTCGTAGAACCAGTTCTGAAATGCCTGCCTGATGTGGGGAACCGACGTTGTAACCAGCGCCACCAATCAATGCGATGTAAACGATGGAACTCGCTTGTGGCATGGTAACCGTAGCCAGTTTGAACCACCCAGCCCCGCCAGAGAAAGACATCGTTACTGAATTTAAAGTACCAATATCTTTCGGCGTTAATGTTATATCCGCAGTCAGTGCTTTTCCGTTAACTTTTCGGTTAGATGGCACCCTGCTATTCGCATTGTCATTGGCTGCTTTAACTGCTTTTGGCGTTGCGGCCAGCGATTCACTGGTGCTATCAACAGCACTGCTAAGTTTCACAACACCTTTAGTTGTAAGGCTTGCGTCTTCCATCGCAACTGCACCGGCAATCTCTTCAGCACGATCAGCAGCAGCTTCCGCACGGGTCGCAGCGGATTCAGCAGCAGTTTTGCTCTGAGATGCTGCCGTCGCACTGCCTGCCGCCTCTGTTGCTTTCGTGGATGCCGTCGTGGCGCTGCCCTTCGCTGCTGACGCCTGTCTGGTCGCCTCATCTTTTGAAGCAGACGCAGATGATGCCGATGACGCTGCCGAACTGGCGGACGATGCGGCTGCCGTTTTTGAGGATTCTGCACGGGTTTCCGACGCTTTCGCATTCGTTTCGGATGTCTTCGCTGCGGAAGCAGACCTCGCTGCTGCGCTGGTCTGTTCAGTGGCTTCGCCAGCCTTCGTTGTGGCTGTTGAAGCAGACGATGCGGCACTTTCTGCCGATTTTCCGGCGGCGGTGGCACTGGCTGAGGCCTGCCCGGCACTTGTTGACGCTGCACTGGCAGATAATGCAGCCGCTGTTTTTGAGCCTGCCGCAGCTGAGGCGCTCTGTCCCGCTGCCGTTTCAGAAGACCTGGCGTTCGTCTCGGACGTTTTTGCCGCCTTCGCAGAATTTGCTGCCGCCGTTGCCGAGGAAGCGGCACTACTGGCGCTCGAGGCTGCGCTCGTTTCTGATGATTTCGCTGCCTCTTTTGAGGCCGCCGCATCCCGGGCTGAGGTGGCAGCTTCTGACGCTTTCGTGGTCGCGGTGGATGCAGAAGTGGCTGCAGATTGTTGTGACGCTGCAGCATTCGTTTCTGACGTTTTCGCCGCACCAGCACTGGTAGCCGCCGCGCTTTTTGAGGACTCTGCAGCGGCAGCACTTTTTGATGCTTCAGTAGCCTTTGTTGATGCCGTTCCTGCGCTGGAAGACGCTGACTGAGCCGACGTCGCGGCCTGCCCGGCTGATGTGCTGGCTGCACGTGCTGAGCCTGCAGCATCAGCCGCATGGGTTGCCGCCTCACGGGCTGATGTGCCGGCATCGCTGGCTGACTTCTTCGCGGCTGCCGTGTTCTGTGCCACCGCGGACGCGTTACGCTCCACCTCTTCCACCATCAGTTCAAAACGGCGCAGTGCCTCAGGACGGGCATCATCCTCCGTCATGGCACCGAGAAAATCATTCAGCGTACCGGGTCGGGAATCTTCATACACGGTGATGGTCCCGGCATGTGACGGCGGGAATCCTTCCACCAACAGAATAACGCTGTACTGACCGTACTCAACGTCCATGCTGTAACGCCCGGCTTCATCCGGATTTTCTGAGGCCAGCGTGTTTACCACCACCGTGGTGCTGTTACGTTTTGCTTTCAGCTGGATTGTGCAGTTCTGTACCGGTTTTCCTGTGCCGTCTTTCAGTACACCTGAAATCTTTACTGCCATATTCACCCCACAAAAAAGCCCGCCTGAACCGGCGGGCTGTCATAACACTGTGTTACCTGGCTAATCAGAATTTATAACCGACCCCCATGATGAAACCGTCAGTGCGCCAGTCGCCACTGCCGGAGCCTTCATAAGCAATATCAATGGCCACGGATTCGGTCGGGTTAAACTGCACGCCAGCTCCCCACGCCAGAGACGTGTTGCTGTGGCGACCGTCATCACTTCCGGTCAGCACGTCGTGCGTTTTCCCCTTGTTGTCAGTTACGCGGAGATAATCCCCGGAGAAAGTCGACACACGGCTGTAAGCCACACCCGCCATCGCATACGCGCTGAACCATTCATTCACGCGCACAGACGGCCCCGCCATCACGCTGAACCAGCGGTTACGAACGGAATCTTCATGCCAGCGGGTATCGCTGTAACGGGTAAGCTGGCGATTCTTGTCTCCTGCATAGCTGAATGACGTCACCATCCCCAGTGTGTCCGTAAACTCATAACGGTATTTCACGTTAATCCCGTTCAGATCATCACTGCCGGGGACGTTCGTCGAGGCATGAAGATACCCCGCGCTCAGCGTGGACTGATGTTCAGACGCCCATGCAGGCGCACCGGATACGGCCAGACAAATGGCTGCGGACAAAATTGCTGCACAAACTTTACGCATAATTACCTCTCGCTTTTCTGCAATAAAAAAGGCGTCATTCCTGACGCCCTTTATTGGGGTTATAAATATTTCAACGAATACTGATGCCGGAAGCGGCTTTTTTGGTCACAATCACCGTACAGTCGGTGATATTGCCTGCCCCCTGATTGCCTTTCTGGAAAATCTTAAACTCCAGAGTGACGCTTCCCCTGCCACTCGGCATATCAATAACTGCACTGTAACTACCGGGAATGGCCCCTTTAGTTTCTCTGGATGCGATTAATACGCCGTTTTTGCGAACTTCAAAACCATAACCCGTGTATCTTGTACCTCCCGGGTTATTACCACTTCCCGGATCGCTATACGCTATTCCGTTAAAGATAATGGGCGGAATAATGATTTGACGGTCAAAGTTATGATCATCGCTGATGGTGACTGTAACCGTCCCGTTTGGTGTTTCCGTATTACCCCACGTACCAGCCTGTTTCGGGAATGATTTGGATACAGCTTTAACGAAGTCACCTCTGACCTGAGTCGCCTCCAGCATGCCCTTAATCGTACAGTTTTCATTTACCGTGACATTGTTGAGCGTCCCGGCGTTCGCATTCACACTGCCACTGATATCCGCATTTTTAGCGGTCAGCTTTCCGTCCGGTGTCAGGGAAAATGCCGGCGGATTTCCACCGCTGGTAATGGTGGGAGCCGTCAGGCGTTTCAGGAACACGTCATTCATGAATATCTGATCACCCTGACCAACAAACATCGGTTTTGTGTTGCCATTTGCAGGATTAATCATCGCAATCCTGTCCGCCGCCAGCAGCACCTGACTCTGCATGCCGTCAGGGGTGTTCTCAATACCGGCACCGATACCCGCAATATAAAGGCGTCCGTCCTGCATCTGCTGCAGCTTCACTGCCCACATGCTGTTCAGGTTATTATTTGTATCAACCTGAACCTTCTGTATCTGCTGGATCGCTGCACTCTGGTCTTCCAGTTTCTTATTGACGGTCTGTGTTATTTCATTGCTGACATCCGTTATGGACGTCCTGATTTCAGTCAGGTCAGGCGCAAGCTGACCGTTATCAATCTGCGTCCACAGCTCCTGAGCCAGATGGGTTTTCCCTATCTCGCCTTTGAAAAAATCCAGATAGCCTGATGCATCATCACTCGGCTGACCGACAGCCTCCACGAATGCCGATTTGCCAACGGTGTTCACACTGCGAACGTAAAAATAATAATCATGGCCCGGTTTGATATTGATACTGGCGGCTATCCAGTACAGTGCCGTACCAAGATAACGCGCGCTGGTTTCAACCTGCCTGATATCCGCAATCCGTTTTTCCGAGAACCAGAACTCAAACTGTACCGTCGGGTCATAAACCGCAAGATGCGGCGTGGCGGTTATCTGAAAATAGCCCGGCGTCAGCTCAATCCGCGACGGCGCTGCCGGTGCGGCAATCCGGAACGATACCGACGCCGGATCGCCCTGCTGCCCCCACGCATTTACTGCCCGGACTGTCAGCCTGTAGTTCCCCAGAGCCAGTTGTGTGAAGCGGTAAGTGGTTTCCGTCGTCCGGGCCGTGCTGACCAGCCGCTCACTGCCGTCATCCGCTGCCACGGTCAGGCGAAGCAGGAAGCTCACGCCCTTCACCACCTTCGGCGTGTCCCAGCGCGCCAGCACCTGATATTCCCCGCTGTCTGCGGTGACTTCGGCGGTCAGGTGCTGCACCGCTGGCGGCGTGACACCATTCACCGTGCCGCTCTGGTCGCCGTCAAAGTGCGCCCCGTTATCCACGATGGCTTCTTTTTCCGGTACATGCTGCACGGCAGTGATGGCATACGTGCCGTCATCGTTCTCACGGATACTCACACAGCGGAACAGGCGCTGGCGCAGCGTCGGCAGCTTCAGCCCCCACACACTGTATTCTGCAACGCCGTCAGGAACCCGGTTCACTTTCACCTTAAGTCCGTCGGTGACGGACTGAACCTCCACGCTGACCGGATTACCACTTCCGTCAACCAGGCTTATCAGCGTGGTACCGGAGGATGGCAGCGTGATTTCACGGTCGAGCGTCAGCGTCCGGGTCTGGCTGTTCACCGCCAGCACGCGACCACCGGTGCTGATACCGGCATAGTCATCATCGCAGATTTCAATGACATCGCCCGGTACATGGCGAAGCCCTTCAGCACCCACGCTGAAATCCACGGTCTGCGTCTCCAGCAGTTCCGTTTTAATCAGCCACAGCCCGGCGCGGTGTGCCTGCCCCCGGCTGGTACAGCCAAAGGCATCCATCTTCGTGACATTACGACCGTAACGGGCAATGGCCTGCGTATCTTCAACAAGCTCTGTCGCCGTCTCCCAGCCGTTGTCCGGGTCAATCCAGTTCACCTCAACGGCATTATGGCGGTCCTTCAGGGCGCTGAAGCTGTAGCGGAACGGCGCGCCATCATCCGGCATCACCACATTACTGCGGTTATAGGTCCACACCTTATCCGACGGTCGGTCCTGCACGAACGTCAGCGTCTGCCCGTTCCATACCGGCATACAGCGCATCGCCGAGCAGAAATCACTGAGCACATCCCACGCCTTGCGCTGTGTGGTCAGGTACGCATTACAGGTGATGCGCGGCTCCGTGCCGCCAAAGCCGTCCGGCACTGACTGGTCGCAGTACTGGCCGATGACATACAGCGCCCATTTGTCCACATCCGCCGCACCAAGACGTTTCCCCATGCCGTAGCGTGGATGGGTCAGCATATCCCACAGACACCAGGCCATGTTATTGCTGTATGCTGGCTTAAACGTTCCGTCCCAGATACCGCTGTATTGCCGCGTCTGCGGGTTATAGTTCGACGGCACCTGCAGAATACGCCCGCGCAGATGATAATTACGGCTCACCTGCTGGCTGCCGAACTGCTCCGAATCCACCTGTACGCCGACCAGTGCCGTGTTCGGGTAGCACTGTTTCACATCGATGATTTCGGTGTATGACGACCAGAGCGTTTTGTTCTGCAGCTGGTCTGTGGTGCTGTCCGGCGTCATCCTGCGCATCCGGATATTGAACGGGCGCGGCGGCAGGTTACCCACCACCACCGAGGCCAGATACTGTGAGGTGGTTTTGCCTTTAATGGTGATGTCTTTTTCCGTCACCCAGCCACCATTACGCTGTATCTGAACCAGCAGGCGGACTTCCGACGGATTCCGGTCTCCCTTTGAGGTGGTTTCCACCAGTGCCTGCACACCGAAGGTAAAGCGCAGACGGTCGATGTTTGCCGACGTGATGGTCCGGGTAATCGGCGTGTCGTACTTCACTTCCGTACCCAGCACCGTCTCGGAGCCGGAGGATTCAAATCCCTCCGGCGGTGTCTGCTCCTGCTCACCGGCCCGGAACACCACCGTGACGCCGGATATATTGGTATTCCCCTCACTGTCCAGCACCGGCGTACTGTTCAGCAGCACGCTTTTTAATCCATCCACCGGACCTTCAACCGGCCCTTCGCTGATGGCATCGATCACACTCAGCAGCTGCGTGGACTTCAGGTTGTCCTTCGCTTCGCGCGGGGTATGCCCCTTACTGCTGCCTTTACCCATTCGTCATGCTCCATAAACGATAAAACCGCCCGGAGGCGGTTTCACATAAAACATTTTGCATCAGCGACCAATCACCACAACCTGACCACCATCCCCTTCGTCTGCCGTGCTGATCTCCTGAGAAACCACGCGTGACCCCACGCGCATTTCACCGTACAGAACCGGCAGAACATTGCCCTGGGCAACCATGTTATCCAGTGAAGAAAAATAGGTATTCTGTTTGCCGTTATCCGTTGTCTGTGCGCGGGGGGTTTTGGGTTTAGGGGCCAGCATCTGTGCAACACCGCCAAGCGTCATACTGGCACCGAGAGAAAACAGCAGATTACTCGCCATAATTCCTACCCCCGGCATCCATATAGCAACCGCCATAACAGCCGCCCCAAGCACCACCTGAAACACACCGCCACTTTTAGCTCCCGCCAGACGCGGCACGATGTGGATCACGGCACCATTTGCCAGCGGCTCATTAAGACGGGCAGATAATTCATTTTCGCCTGCATCACGCCCGGCAATGCGCACCTGATACCAGCCCTCATTCAGTTTCTGACGAAACACCGGGAGCTGTGTGGCCAGTGCCCGGATGGCTTCAGCCCCCGTTTTCACACGAAGGTCGATACGGCGACCAAATCGTTGCAAATCCCCGTAAAGGCAGATGCGTGCCATGCCCGGTGACGCCAGAGGGAGTGTGTGCGTCGCTGCCATTTGTCGGTATACCTCTCTCGTTTACTCAGTTGTTCAGGAATATGGTGCAGCAGCTCGCCGTCGCCACAGTAAATGGCGGCATGATTCGGCACCGATGAACCAAAACAGCACAGCAGCACGTCGCCAGGCTGCGCCTCTGTCAGTGGGACACGGTAAAAACCCGTTGCCTCCATATTGTCAAGATAGAGATTCTGGCCGTGACGCCACCAGTCATCCCCGCGATGAAAATCCGGCATCTCAATTCCCGCCAGATGGTAAGCGTCCCGGAACAGCGTGTAACAGTCCGTCACCCCGTGCTCAAAGCGCCGCCCGGTAAGATGTGGCACACAGCGGAATTTATGAATCGCCCCCCGGCAGACCAGCCACCACGGCAAATCACTCTGCACCTGCAGCCGCCGGTCGGCCTCACTCAGCCAGGGCAGACCACCGGGGTGGCTGTGGACCAGTGCCACAATCTCACCCTGCATCTCTGCCTGCAGCCAGTCTTCCGGCGACATACGGAAATACGCCTCCGGCTCACCGGAGATATTCACGCAGGGAAAATATCTTTCCCCCTCCGGTGTTCTCACCACGAAGCCGCACGACTCCGCTGGCGCACATCGCCGGGCGTGCGCCAGAATCGCTGATTCTGTCTGTGTCATGGGATTTACTGCGAAAGTTTGTTAATGGAAAGGAAGCCGCCAAAGTTGCCGACGTTATTGCGGAACTTACAGCCGCTCAGGCATTTGCTGCATTTATCCTTCGTGATATCGGACGTCGGCTGGTCATATTCATCCGCGACAGCCGGACCGTGATAACCGCACTCATCACCGCGATAGGTCCAGGTGCAGGTGTTGGCCAGCATGATACGTCCCGGAAAAACAGCGCCATCCGTTTCCGTCGGCGTGGACAGTACAAAAGAAGCACTGACCGCACTCAGTTCACTGCACTGCTCGATGCGCCAGCGGCTGATCACCTCCTGCTCCGGGTCGGCATCACTGTTTCCGTTGACGAAGTTCACCGCATCCAGAAAACGGGCGTAAACCTTACGCCGGACCACCGTTCCGCCGACCAGACTCTGCAGATCTTCCGCCATACCGGTGACCATGCCGTGCAGGTTAGAAACCGTCAGTGTCGGACGGGCAGCACTGCCCTTGCCGTTCAGTTCAAATCCTGTCCCCTGAATGGGGTATGCCTGATACTGCCGCCCCTGCCAGGTGACCGGCTCACCTTTTTCGTTCTGCTCATTACAGAAAAAATAACGTTCACCACCGACCTCTGTCAGATCGATTTCCCAGAGCACCACCTGGGCTGACTGAGTGAGGCGTGTCGTCTCATGATGTGTTTCCTGTGGAATATCCTGCATCAGAGCCTCCTATGCCACGACCTGTTCAAAATCTGCCGTTATGGTTACCCACAGCGCCCCCACGCTTGCCGACCATTTACGACAAACCACCCTGATCGGCTTCCAGTCATAAGGTGGCGTCCACTGAAATGCGCGGACGCCACCGTGCCGTTCCAGAAAGGCTTTTAAAGATGGGTGTTCACATTTACGAACACGTATCGTCACGCTGTAAATCGACAACTGGTTATTCAGTCCCGCCGCACGACGCTGTTCATAACCATCGCCCAGCTTCACTGTCACCACTTTCGGCTCTGATACCACATTCATATCCGGGCGCACTTTCCAGTGAAACGTCTCCATTACCGATATGCTCCACTTAACCGACCACCATCACGGGCCTGCTGTTGCATAAAGTCCGCTGCCGCTTTTTTCCCGAGGTCATAAACCACCTTCAGGGCAGCCGGACCTATCTGCCCGTTCGTGCCATCGTTATTGATCTCGATGTTGTACTGCGGGGCAAACATCGCCATACCTGAACCACCAATATCCGCCACAACCCCCAGCTTACCGTCAGCACCACGACGCAGTGGCAGAATGGCTTCAGGTCCCGCTTCCCCCATCACACCCGCGCCTTTTGCAAAAGCAAAAAACGTCGGACGGTTAACCACCGTGCCACTGTAACGACTCAAATCAGCAGACTGATAAATCCCCCCATTGGCATTCAGGGAAAGGCTGCTGAGATCAAATCCCAGTACACTGCCAATCCCTTTTATCGATTTCATCATGGTTGCCTGCGCCAGGATTTTCGCCATATCTGACAGCACAGAAGAGGTGAAGGATTTGAAATTGAGTTTGCCGGTAGTGACAAAAGTTGCCAGGCCATTTCCCATGTTGCTGAAGGCTGACGAGAACACCTGTTCTGCTGTTCCTGCCGTATTATCTGCATCCACGGTAAAATCCTGAAATGCACGCAGGACTCCGTTTTTCCAGTTACCCTGCACAACTTCAAGCTGTTGCCAGTAACGGCGATTCTCATTCAGTTGTCGGTTCAGGCTCTCCGTCAGCGCCTGCTCGGCCTTTCTGTAGTCATCCGTGTTATATGTTCCTTTCTGCTCACTATCCCGCCTCAACTGCTCCAGCTGTTGCTGGTATTTCTGGCGAAGACTCAGTTGTACCTGATATCGCTGCCGCTGCTGATCACCCATACCCACCGTGGCGATATCCAGGTCATGTTGCTGACGCTGAGCGCGCTCTTCTTCAGCCAGTTGACTGGTCAGCTGAATTGTTTTTTTCTTCAGCTCGTTGAGTGCCGTCTGTTTCTGAAGCTCCTGCTGTTTTACATCCAGCAGCGTCAGTGCCTGAATCAGTTCATCTTTACGGGCCAGCACACTCTTTTCATCTGCCGTCAGTTTTTTCCCGTCCAGGTCGCTGATGCGCTGCTGCAGAGCCAGAAGCTGTTTATGCGCTTCTGTCATCCTTTCCGTGGCAATGCCTGCTGACTGTCTGGCAGCAGCAATCTGTCCTTCCACCTGTGCCTGTTGCTGACTGTACTGCAGCAATAACCGGGTGGCCTCATCATTACGGGTTTCGCGTGTTTTTTTCTTACCGGATGCCAGGGCTTTCTCGTAACGTTCATTTTCACGTTGTATCGCCGCATCCCTGACAGCCTGATCGGCGTACTGCATGGCATTAATACGCGCAATTTCACGCTGATGTCGTGCAGCTTCCGTTTCATTCATCCGGTTCAGTGCAGCATTTTCAGCATTACGGCGTTTCTGTTGCTCCTGATAATTCCGCTCTGCCTGCTCTTTTGCATCCTGCAAATCCTTCTGGCGTTTTTTCTCCTGAAGCTCGTTAAGACGCTGCTGATCGTATTCAACCTGAGAAGATGATGCCGTCCAGGGGAGTCTTTTCGCCCGCGACACTTTCTCCTGTAAAGCGGCAATCTGTTCATCCAGCGAGTCTTCACGACCAATATTCATGGCCGCATCCCAGAAACGACTCCATAAATCAGACAGATACTTCAGCGTACTGCCCAGCGCATTGAGGTTATTATCAATATCCGCAGTACGCCGACCGGTTTCCTCTGCCAGTGCAGACATGGCTATCCGTGCAGCATCACTGGACCGTCCCTGATCCCCAAGGACACGTATCTGCTCAAGCTGAGTGGCAGTAAGAAAATGCAGCTCATTGTCCAGAGCCTTCGCGGCATTTACAGGATCATCCTTCAGCCGCTTAAACTGATTTATGGTATCGCTGACCGACTGGCCAACAGATCGCTCCATCTGTGCGGCAGCTCTCGCCACCATACCGATATCGTTTCCACGAAATGCACCACTCCCCACCACCTGAGCCAGCGCACCGGCTGCAGCATGTTGCGTGATACCATTCCCGGAAATAGCACGACTGAGCGTCCACAGCTGCCCGGCAGTGACTCCGGCATAATGCCCCGTCAGCGACAGCTGGCGGTTAAATTCTTCCCCCTCCTTCTGACCGTCATACCAGGCTTTACCCAGACCATAGACAGCCGCGGCAATACCGCCAATAACCCCGCCAAGCATCATGCCTTTCGGTGACATCAGTGTGTCTATCCACCCGGCACGGTTAGCCAGCGTTATTCCGGATCCCCTCAGCGCACCTAAATTTCCGCGGGCCAGTTCACCTATCAGAACGCCTATCTCCTGACGGGCCGCTGCACTTTTCAGACCCAGCGAATGCGTGGCTTTTCCTGCCTGCTCCATTTTGCGGATATACACTTCTGCAGCACTGCTTACCCCCAGCTGGGCAGCCTTAGCACGAAGCAACTCAGAAGAAGAAAGATTCTGGCGGGTTGCCTGCTCTTTAAGCTGACGGATAAACGCCACTTTCTGTCGGGTAGCCTCTTCCTCAGCCTGTGTAAGAACACGGGTTTTCGCCGTAACCTCAGAAATCAGCGCCAGATAATCCTGCTGACCAATCCCGCCACTGCTTCTGGCCTGTCGGATCTGCTGCTGAATACGCTGTAATTCCTGCAGCCCCGCACTGGCCTGTTTCACACTGTCAATCTGACGATAAAACGCAGCAGCCGCTTTATCCTGAGCCTCCGCCAGAGCCATGGCCTGCGCCTGTTCCTCGCGCATTTTCTGGCTCAGCGCCTCCATGCGCTGGCGGGTTTTCTCCACCTCGCGGGCCATGCGTTCATGAGCCTGTGCGTTCTTCTCCACTGTCTGCGCATGGACGGATGCGGCTGTTGCAGCCGAAGACGCCGCCTGCGTTGTCTGCCGGGCGGCCTGAGTCTGACGCTCCATAAAACGCTGCATACGGGCAGAAGACCGTTCTGCATCGCTGGCTGCACCATTCAGAAGGTTTTTGATACGGGGAATTTCATTTTTAAACTCTGCCGCATCAATCCCCAAATCAATGACCAGGTTGGCTATCTGGTCCATAACGCACACCTCCGGAAATACCTTCCCCAAGATGCATCAGTTCTTCGTCCGTTCGCTCCGGTATCCCGTTCTCTTCCGGTAAAAGGCTGAAATCAGCCACCGCAGCATCACTGCTGCCGGACACCATTCTCACGATCAATGCCTTCAGCGAGGCAAACTGCGCATCCATCCACACATCACTGAAGCTCTGCATCCGGAAATAATCGCCCCACTCACCAAGCTCAGTGGCCGACATTTCCGACAGCATCCGCCGCCAGTCTGCCCGCCGGAACTCCCGGGCAAGCCGCATGACAAACTGCATTTCCCGCGTCAGGACTTTTCCGGCGTCAGCACCTCATGCTCCAAATCCCCGGCATTATCAATGGCCCCCATACCGCTCAGCGACAGAACCATCTCCGCCCCCGCACCCAGGGCATCATACGACCATGTTGTAATAACGGATGCGTAAAGCGTCTCAACATCCTGAGACTGTTCCGCATTCCACAGTGAGCGGGAAACCAGCCAGGCATTGATATCCATCCCCATCCGCAGAAAAGCAATCTGTCGTTCAGCCTCCGGCAGTTCTCCCTCTTCGGCATCAAACTTTGCCGTTCGCTGCTGAACAAACGCCAGATATTCAATTCTCTGCAGCCCGGACAGCTCACTGAGCACCACGGACTGCTTTTCATAATTAAACGTGCCCTGTTTCAGAAACATCATGTTCTCCACCTGCAAAAAAGCCCCGGATAACCGGGGCAAATGATGAGTATCGTCCTGTTAACCTGCGGCGCTGACAGCCACCGCAGCCACTGCCACAAAATCGCCGTCAGAAGTCATGCCCACAATGCTGACACTGCCCTGCTTCACGCCTTTCACCGTGGCCACAAGCCCGTTCAGGGTCACCGTGGCAGTCTGTGGATCTGTCGAATGCACACTGATCGCTTTGTCACTGGCTCCGTCAGGTTTTACTGTAAAGGTCAGCGTGGTGGTTGCTCCCACTTTTACACTGGCAGATGCCGGTGCCACCGTCAGCCCGGTAACGCTCACGGTTTCAGTGCCTTCCTCTGCCAGATACGGACGCCCCACACCGCTGATTTTCACTGTGCGGGTCATCACGTCTTTTGAGGCAATGGTTTTACCCAGTGAGCTCAGCCAGCCACGGAAAACATCAACAGTGCCGTTGGGATATTTGATACGAAACGCGCAGACTTCACCGGAGTCGAACAACTGAACCAGTTTTTTCTGCCCGCTGTCACCCGGACGCCAGGCCAGCGTCGCCGAAGTATCACCGACGGATTTCTGCCCCTGGGTTGTCGTTTTCCAGTCTGCATCTTCATCATCGAGATAAGTGTCATCTTCTGCATCAGCGGTCATTTCGCCAGGTTGCAGATCCTTCACCATCGCAAGACGCAGCCAGTCAGTGTCCGATAAAGGGTTCGCAAACGCATCGCCCTTGCCGGTGTACATCCAGAACGTCGTTCCCGCACCTTTCGTTTTTGCCAGTGGATTTGGTGTGGTCATTGCCACCTCCTTTAATTCGTGTACGTGATCTGGTACGTGATTTCCGCCATCGCCCAGGTGGCCATCTCATTATCACGTTGATAGTTAAAACCGAGTGGGATCAGGGTGTCGATGAGTCCGGAAAGTGCCGGTATATCATTCAGAGCCGGGAAAATGGTGCTCTCCATCCACATATCCAGCTCTGAATCCGGTGCCTGTGCCCGGATGAAGACAGCAATATGCAGAACAGCCTGCCAGTCATCTTCATCCGTCATTTTTCCGGTGTACTGAGCATCACTCAGCCACACCGCCACGGCAGGCAGTTCCTGCGCATCAATAAATGCCGGAAGCCCGTCAAAAAACGTGGCGCTGTCTCCACACTGTTCCCGAAGGCGTGCCAGTACGGCCTGGCGGATTTGTGTATGTCGGTTCATCGGGTCAGCCATAACCTCAGTTGTTGTTTCAGTGCATACCCCAGCTGTTTCGGCATTTCCGCAGCAATAATGCGGTCGCGGGCATCTTCAAATGCCTGTGTCAGCGGTCCGGACAGCGGGACTTTCACCACATCAATGGGGTAACGATTTTTGCCATCAATACGCCGCATCACATGCCAGCGACCATTCGCCAGTTGCTGAATAAACGCATCCCGGAAAAGATATTTACCCACCTTCAGCACACTGCCACGGTACTGCAGTTTTCCACCACGCCGGGCCAGTCTGACCCGGGCTGTCCCCAGCTTAATAGCGGGCAGATTGCCCCGGTTAACGCGGATCCTGGCCGTCATTTTTCCTGACGGACTGGCTTTAAACACCCGGACACGCTGACGTACCAGTTTCAGGGTGATCCCTTTCACCTGGTTATCTCCCGCAACGGTATTCCCGGCAACCTGCCGGGTGGCGACCGAGACCGCTTTCTGTGCCACACGGTTTATCGCCCATGCGCTGGCCTGTGGCACCATACGGGTATCAAGGCTGTTCAGATTACGGATGGCATTCTCAAGCCCCTTCATCCCACACCTCTTTACTCAATAAAGATCATTGGCTTACCGTTAAAACGTTCATGCCGTGTGACCGTCCATTGTTGTCCGTCATAAACAACGCGATCCCCGCGCCGTGGGCGGTATCCCGAAGAAAACACCACCAGAGAGACCGCAGGTCCGGACAGAGCATTCAGCTCTGCCAGTGTTTCTCCCGGGATCACAGTCATATCGGCATCATTAATCGAGGCTGTCTTTCCCATCTTTCTGACCGTGATCGCATCCATACGCGCTGCCAGCCGGGAAAAGGGATCAGACATTGAGTTTTACCGGCACTTCTTCTGCACTGGTTCCGGCATCTGCCCAGACAACCCCGACCAGCGGATCAGAGCCGCTGTTAGTCAGCTGAACTTTTCCGGACTTCAGATAAACCTTCTTACCCGTTTTCATGTCATCCGTTTTCAGCTTAGGCAGCATAAACACACCTTCGGTCATGCCGTCGCCTGTTTCACCCTGTGGAATATCGGTCAGCGCCACCGCAAAAACATCACCCACCTGCACCAGATCTCCGCTGCTGATGGCTGCACTGGCAACAATCGCCACCGTTTTTCCTTCTTCTACAAAATTCTTTGCCATAACTGTCTCCGCACAGCCCCGTTCAGGGGCTGATTTCAGGTACAAAAAAAGCCCTTACGGGCCATCAGAGTTGTTGTCTGCGACGTTTACGCCGTACATTTCACCAGACCGCGGTGATCAACTGGCGCGACACCGGCGTCAATACGCACTTTCGTTGTCACGCCATCCACACTGAAGCCCTCCATCTGATCAATATATGGCGTATCCACACCGTTGAGATAAGCCACTTCAATCGTATCGGAGCCTTTTGACGCAGCCAGGTAGAAGGTGGTCTGGCTGTTATCATCAAGACGAGGCTCTGCAATAACGGTCGCAAAATCTTTCACCGGGTTAATAATACCGGCGTTAATGTCAGCCCCCTTGACACTTGAGGAGCGAATGACCTGGTTAGCAACAGACTCCATCGCCGTCGGTACCAGTACGAACGCAGGACGAATATTCAGATGACGCTCCCCCTCTTTCTGAACGCGCATCAACTGGCGGGCTTTATCCAGCGATGCCACGTCCATTGCAGCGCTCTCCAGTACGTTTGCATGTTTCGCTTTATCGAACAGACTTACATTATCTGTGGAGATTTTCGGGTTAGACGTCAGAATGGCATAAACCAGATCGGCAATAGTGGATTTCGCCGCACGGCCCAGTTTCATCGGGACATCGGTCAGCATATTCAGATCATCATTGATAATGGCCTGACGGGTGATACTGAACAGCTCGCCATAGGTCGCCAGTGCAATAGTGGCCTGTTTATCTCCGGTGGTGACGTATTTATATTCCACCCCTTCACGCACCTGACGCAGAGCACTGAAGCCACCCATACCCACACGATGGGCAATTTTAAAATCAGACAACTGACCTTTCCGCGTCCACTGTTCATAGGTTTCAGGGGCATCTTCCCAGCCCTGCAGAATGGCTTTGTTCGCAACATCCAGCAGAATATTACCGAAGTCAGACGTACTGTGTGTGAACGCCGCACCGACCATCTGCATCGGGTTATAACTGGAAACCCCAATACCCCGTTCAGTCAGTGACATACGGGCATATTCACGCAGGGTCATCCCGTTGTAGACATTATCACGTTCGGTTTTTTCAAATCCGGCACGCGCCATCAGCGCCTGGCGGATCCCGTCCCCCACAAAATTACCGTTACCGGCATAAATATGAGCCGGGGTATTTTTATTGGATGGCGTGGACTCGCGCCCCATCTCGTTCAACAGCTTTTCGCGGGCCTGCTCCAGCGAACATTCAGGATCGGCAAAACACTGAGCCTGCAGCGTCTGATAACGCCCGCCAAACATGGCAAACAGATCATTAATACCGTTTACACGCGCTTTTTGCTCTGCCAGTACCTGCGCACGGATGCTGTTTTCATCCACCACGGGTGCTGCTGCCTGCACTGGCGTCCGGGAGGCTTCAGGTTCATTATCCTGTACGCGTGGAGCACTGTTGCGTGGCGGAGTAATCATGTTTCGAATGGATTCCGGCATCTTTTTAAATTCCTCTGTACGTTTTGACTGAATACATGCCATTGCCTTAACGGCTGGCGTTACCTGATCAGCAAATCCATGTGCCAGACATTCGGCACCGGACATCCAGGTCTCATCCGCCAGCATGGCAGCAATTTCATCGGTGGTTTTCCCGGTTTTCTGTGCATAAGCGGGTAACAGAACCGCCTCAACTTTATCGAGCAGGTCGGCATAGGTGCGCATGTCCTCCGCATCACCGCCCGTAAAGCCAAATGGTTTATGAATCATCATGAAGGTGTTTTCCGGCATAATGACCGGGTTTCCCACCATCGCAATGACCGACGCCATTGACGCCGCCACACCGTCGACATAAACGGTAATGGACGCACCATGTGTTTTCAGCGCATTAAAAATGGCGATGCCTTCAAAGACATCGCCACCCGGTGAATTAATATGGAGATTAATGTGGGTGATATCGCCCAGTGCATTCAGATCACTGATAAACTGCTTCGCTGTAACACCCCAGAAACCAATCTCGTCATAAATATAAATATCCGCGTCACTCTGGTGACCAGCCTGCATCCTGAACCAGGAATTATTCTTCGGACTGGTCGTCGGTGTGCTGCGGCTCCTGTCGTTTCGTTGCGGCACTGCTGCCTCCTTTATCACTGGCCGGATCGGTATCAAATACCAGATCCAGTTTGCGGTTTTCATCAATTTCGGCCTTGCGCCGACGTTTGACATCATCCGGATTACGACCACCAGCACGTACCCAGTCTGATTCTGTCGCCGCTCCACCACGAATCTGGATTTTCCAGGCCTCAGCCTCCTTAACAGGGTCAATCCACGGCATCACCGGTCCGGAATACACCGCGGTATACAGTGAAGAACGGTCAAGATCGCGGGGTAGCCTGATAACACCGGATGCCACAGCCTGTTTCAGCCAGGCACGATACATCGGACGGGTGACGGCACCAATAAACCAGTCCTGCAGGATCAGGTAGCCATCAGTGGATTCAACCAGCTCCTGACGCTGGGCGCTGTAAGTGCCGTTATAGTTGCGCGCTGTACTGGAAAAACTCAGACGACTGCCCGCCGCCACGGCACGCAACTGACCATTACGAAAAGTTTCAAGGTTAGGATTGGGGCGATCCGACTTCACCATTCCGATTTCTTCGCCGGGTTTCAGATCATCGTAAATAATGCCTGGCTGAATGGTAAGCTCGCGTTCCTTATCCTTGCTGCCATTACCATCCGCTTCATAGCTCTGCCCGTCGCCTTTCCGGATGTACATCCCCAGAGCAGCGGCGATCCTTGCTGCAGTCAGCTCAGAATCTTCATACTCTTTCAGGGCACTGAGGCGGATCAGCACACCGGACAATAAAGACGTCCCGCGCATCTGGTGCAGACGGCGAACAAATTTAAGATGCAGCATTCGCTCTGCATCCACTTCTTTGGTTTCCATCTGCCGTCCGGATACGGGACGGCTTTTATACACCAGATATTTTTCGGGACGCCCCCAGTCATCAACAAACACGCCCTGATTCAGCCTGTTGCTCTCATCACTGGTCATGGGAATAAAGTCCGGCTCGAGCGCCTCCAGCCAGAAATGAACACCGGCAGAAGGCGTCAGGCTGTTTATGCGCCCGGAAACCATCTGGGCAAACACCTCACCATCGCGCAGCCAGGTACGCAGCATCAGACGTTCCAGCATCGGACGGGTAAACTGCCCGGTGACTTCCGGGCTGACAGACCATTCACTCCATCGGGTGCGAATCTCCGCAGCCAGATCACGGGCAATGGCCCCATTGCGTAATACCGGATGTGGCTCGACAATAATCCCGTTTTTCCCCACCACCCGTTCTTCCAGCTTGTCAAATACACCAATGACCAGATCGTGGTTGTTATCAAGGTAACGGGCCTGCTCACGTAACGACACGGCCCCGTACTGGCTTAACTGGTCGGCAGTTCGGTTTTCCCGCCGGGCTTTGTGTGTCCGCGTCGTTTTTACGGCCTCATAAGCCTGGATCACCGCCCGGGAACGCAGCCTTGCCGCTTTCCATCCTGGTGAAAAAACGCCAATCACATCATCAAGAATTGCCATCAGAACCTCGCCAGCCGGTACCCGGGATGCCCCCGTCGTCGTGTAATCAGAGCCGCAAGGCGGCGCTCCCACTCCTGCCGTCCCTGCCGGATCTCAGATAAGTTTTCCATGGTCATCTGCTGACCATTAAAGGTGACGGATTTTCCGTCCAGCACCGCCATTTCAGCTTCCGTATAACGCTGAATCATGGCTTCGATATCATTCTGGTTCATAACCATCCTCCGGAAGTCAGCCAGGGGTTAACATCGTCAGTTACTGTTTTCTTCCGTTTTTGTTTTTTAACAGGCGTGGATACCGGTTCCGGTGTGGGTGACGGTTCGGTACTGTCCGGGACACACTCCAGCCAGGTTTCCCGGCTCGCCCACTCCGGTGCATCCGGCCAGCGGATCTTTTCGTATCCATGCAGAATGACCAGAGCCTCGGCATACACCATCAGGTCAAAAGCTTCGTTGGCACCGCGACCCGGCTTACTCCATTTCCCGTCACTGCTCCGCTCTTCATACGTCAGTTCGTCGTAAAACCAGCTCCCCAGCCAGTCAGGGAAATGCACATAGCCGGGACCTGGCGAGTCACGCCATAACGCGTTATTCACCCGGTCTTTCAGGGCATCCGTCTGAAGAAGCCAGAGCGGCACATCACCTGCGGCCTGCGCCCGTCGGCCCGTTCGTCCGGTGTTATCAGGGAATGTACGGGTGATCAGTTTTGCGCGCCGGATGCTGTCGCCCTTAAACAGGTAAATACGTTTACCAAGGCCATCACGACGGCAACGACGCCAGAATTTATAGGCATTATCAGTGACCCCGTCTTCACCGCCGGAGTCCACCGCCATTGCCATCAGTCGCATTTGTTGAGAAGGATCGGAGGCCAGCGGCCAGCTTTTATGAAAAACATCCGTCAGCAGGACATCCCAGTCTTCCGGATAGCTGGCCGGATCAATTCGCTGGCTCTCCCCGTCGCTGTCACCGCGCAATGACTGCGTGATGTTGTAACGTTCAATAATCCAGCGTTCGCCACGGCTGCCATAGCCCGTTACCTGAACCACAAAACGGCGATGACGTCCCGCCTGCACATCCACTGTCGCCACAAGGAAATTAACGCCATCCGGCACACTGCGGGAAGGAACTGGCTCTGCCCGCTGCTCAAGCAGTTCACTTTTTCGTTGCTCCATGCTGGCGCGGGGAAGATAAGGTAATCCCCAGTCGGTATTGATAACCGTCTTGAGTGTTTCTTCACTTCCGGTTGTCTCGTATTCCTGTTCTGCAGTAAGCAGTTTGTAAACGAGTTGCGAGAGTGTCTGGTAAGCAGCTGCCGGACCCTCCATCCAGAATGACGCAATACGTGAGCGTCGGGGATCACCATAACGACTACCATCCGCATTGATGGATTCACCATCCCGCAACCAGACCCCACGTCCGTTCAGCTCACGTTTTTGTTCAGGCATAATCCGTCCTGAACAGGAAGGACACTGAATATAAGCCGCCTCACTTGCCAGCACGGGATCGGCAATATCACGGAAACCAGCAACCACATCGCCGCAGGGCTGAAAATACTCACCACAGTGTGGACAGGGCCAGTACCAGCGACGGCGATCGCCACGGTTATAGAGCGACAGTATCCCCGTGGTTGGTGGAGCCTCATGCGGTGAAGTCCGTCGCCATTTCACATCCTTCACATCCCTGCCGGGGGAACTCTCCACCAGCGTCATACCACTGGACATAAATGTTGTGGTACGTTTTGAGGCAAGAGAGAAAGCATCCCCCTCGCCATCAATATCTTCCGGAAAACGGTCATAATCCGTCAGCGCGACGCATTTATAATCTGATGAGGACATGATATTGACTGACGGCCAGCCGATTTTCAGGTAGTTACCAGCAAGGAATGTTCTGTCATAAACGTTGTTGTCATTTTTGTTCGGACTCAGGCGACTGACCACTTCCGGGCTGACGCGAAACGTTCTGGCAAGTCGTTTTTTGGAGTGTTCGCGGGCTTTTTCCTCCGTCATCTGAATGATCAGCATATCCGCAGGATCGCAAATCACGTTGTAAATCACCCAGCCGTCAATCAGGCCGATAGTCTTGCCGGTTCGTGCCGGGCCAACAAATATCACTGCGTCGTATTCACGCGAGGCCAGGCAGTTCATCGGCTCAATAACATACGGTGCCACCAGCGGATCCCACGGGACTGAGTTCCCGGCCCCCATGGGCACCCGCATATATTGAGCAACGGCATCAGCAACCTGCATTCGTCTCGGTGCGCGAAGGATATAACCTGAATCGGTTCGTGCTGCCTTTGCGGTTTCCTGATTCAGCATTACTCCTCCTGCTGTAATTCCTCCTCATCATCCGCACCTGCTTCGGTCACCCGCAGGGCTATCTGATCGCGCAGATCATCAATAATGGACTGAACACGGCTCACAGCGGCAGGCTGCAGACCGCAGTCACGTTCCAGAATATCCGGTAATGTCTCCAGCACCTGCACGACCGCTTTTGCCCAGATGGCAAACTCCCGTCTGACATCACTGGCCGGAATGAGTTGCGCCGTTTCCTGTTCGAACTTAAGACGCTCACGTTCAGACTGATACCAGGCTTTGCGCTCATGCGCGTCCATTTCGCCTTCTGCAACCGGCGGTGGTAATGCCAGAAATGCCGACACAATATCAACCACCCGATAAAGCTTGAGGTTGCTTTCATGCCCCCCTGCAACGGGTAGATTTTGCAGCCTTGCCGCAGCAGTCTGGCGATGTACACCTGACAGTGCCGCCAGTTGACTGATATTCAGCGTCAGATTTTTCAACTCTCGATCCATACCCGCTCCAGAATGTTTTAAACATGCATCTTGCGAACAACTTTAGGCAAACGGTGTTAGTGATGAACAAAAAACAATCAAAATCGACACCATAAAAATAAAAACACTGTAATATCAATCCATTAAAGTATTGGTGATGACGAATGAAATTTCAAAAACTAGCCTTTTTCCGCGACGCTCCCGCCCCGTGGCAGGCCACCCCACCGGGAGGACCCGTCAGCCTGACAGCCATGACGAACGTCTGATACAGCGCCTTGCATGAATGGCATCGGGATAATCCAGAAAGGAATAGCATCGTGCCCACAAGAATCTGTGTGAGTATCCTGTTTCTTCCACCCCCGCACAGGACTGGCGAGCATGAGCGACAAACCCGCGAACCATAAACGCGGTAAAAACCCGGTGTGCATCGTTTTTGATTATTCCCGCACACTCTCGCAGAAGGAGTTCCCCGTCGGGCTACGGTCTCTGTTAATACGGGAATACGGCGACGATACAGCGCATGATGTGTCAGGCTTGAATACCTTTATCCGTTAAAAGGGATATCAGTTAAGCTATCCCGTGTAGGGTATAAGCCATTATCAAAGCCACTCTGTAGGGAGTGGCTTTTGTAATGGCAATAAAAAGCCCCGCGAATGCGAGGCTAAATCCTGGTATTTGTAATGACTGGCTCTTATCTCAACGCAGCCCCTTACCGCGCGCAAGATGCTCAATATCAAGCATCAGCAATGAGATGTTTAATCTGGATTCACTCCAGAAGTGATCACCATCCTGTCTACAGAGCCAGATGTGAAGGATGATGAGTAAAATTATCGCTATCATCGAAGGCATTGCGTCCTGATGTATTCCTGAAGCGTTCTCAGTGCTGTTTGGTCGCGGATAATTCCGTCCCGGATACCGAGAACGTTTCGTCCAGCAACTGGAGAGAGTTCGACGGTGGCATCATTGCCCATGCCGGAGGCGCTGGAGGTTTCGGCTGAGGATGGCACAGGGCATTTTCCTTTGACGAACACCCGACCACCATTATCAAGCTTGCGCCGAAGAGCATCATTTTCAGCTTTCGCATCAGCTAACTCCTTCGTGTATTTAGCATCGAGTGCATCAGCAGAACGCTGGCGCTGCTGCATGTCAGTAATGGTGGCGGTCGCCTGCTTCAGCTCACTGACTTTTTTATCTCGCTGTTCTTTGTAGGCGATGGCGTTATCACGGTAATGATTGACCGCCCACGACAGGCAGACGATGATGCAGATAACCAGAGCGGAGATAATCGCGGTTACTCTGCTCATTGTTGCCCCCACAAACAGACTTCACGCTCAATCTCACGACGAGTCATCAGGCCTTTCCATTGCTTACCGCCAGCATATGTCCAGCGACGTAGCTGATCACATGCGCCTTTGATATCGCCCTGGTTTATTTTGCGAAGAAGCGTCGATGTTCTGAAATTGCCAGCACCCACGTTGTAGACGAACGAGTACAGAGCGCCGCGCGTTGTTTCCGGTATATCGACTTTGATGTACGGGTTAATTTGTCTGGCAACCGTGGCAAGGTCTTTATTCAGGAGGGCTTTGCATTCTGCTTCGGTATACGTTTTACCGAGCATGATGTCTTTTCCGGTGTGTCCGTGACATACAGTCCATACGCCAACGATATCTTTGTATGGTATGTAGCTGACACCTTCCAGGCCATCGTCACCACTTGGGCCAGTGATTAACACTGATGCTATAGCAATTGCTCCGCCACCAATAGCAGCAGCAACTGCTTTTCGTAATGATGGAGGCATTATTCACCTCTCGCAGCCTTGCGCTTATCTTCTTTAATCTTGAAATAAAGGTTTGTCAGGTACGTCAGCAGGCCAAATACCAGACTACCCAGCACACCTATTGCCGCCCACTGTGAGGGCGTGACTTTATCGAGCAACTGTAAAAACCAGTACCCGGCACTACCTGCTGAGGTGCCATAGGCGACACCCGTTGTTAACTTATCCATGGATTTCATAACCCCACCTCGCAGATGCGGGTGCTGTGTAATGGAAATAAAAAGGCCACCTGACGTGGCCACCAGATTATTTCCCCACCAGCTCGTTTATCTCTTTCACTGTCTGATTAAACCGCTCTGACTCAAGCTCAACACCTAAGGCCCGACGCCCCAGCGCCATTGCTGCTTTTATTGTGGAACCGGATCCCATAAAAAAATCAGCAACCAGATCACCTGGTCGACTACTGGCATTGATTATTTGCCTGAGCATATCCGCCGGTTTCTCACACGGATGTTTACCCGGGTAGAACTGAACGGGTTTATGCATCCAGACATCGGTATAAGGCACGGAGACTGATACGGAGAAATAGCGCCGGAGAGATTTAAACTCATCCAGCAATTCAGAATATTTACGATTCAGTGAATCATAAGATGCCACCAGCTGGTGGTGCGGTTGTTCCAGTTGTTGTTCCTGAAACTTCTCTGCCGCTATACGGGAAAACAGTGCCTGTAACTTCCGATAGTCAGCCTCATTCGGCAACTGCCACTGACTGGCACCAAACCAGTGGGAAACCATATTTTTCTTACCTGTGGCTTTGGCAATTTGTTTTGCCGTTATACCCAGTTCGGCACGAGCATCCCTGAAATACGATATCAGCGGTGCCATTATGTGCTGTTTGAGTTCCCTTTCTTTTGCTGCATAGCCGTCACTTTTGCCGCGATATGGCCCCTGGTAATGTTCAGCAAACAGAACTCGCTCTGTGGCAGGAAAATATGCACGCAGACTTTCTTTATTACACCCATTCCAACGTCCGGACGGCTTCGCCCAGATGATATGGTTAAGCACGTTGAAACGTTCACGCATCATGATCTCAATATCAGATGCCAGGCGATGCCCACAGAACAGGTAAAGGCTTCCGGCAGGTTTTAACACCCGCCAGAACTGGGCCAGACAGTGGTCCAGCCACTTAAGGTAATCTTCGTCCCCTTTCCACTGATTGTCCCAGCCGTTGGGTTTCACCTTGAAGTACGGCGGATCGGTAACAATCAGGTCAATGGAATCATCAGGCAGGGACTGAATAAAATGCAGGCAATCAGCGTTGATTAAATCAACACTGTTTATTTTTACAGTATTTTTCATGGATCAGTAAGCGTAACTCTGGTAGGCTCACTCTGCTTTTGCGCTAAAGCAGTGGGCCGTGGTTCGCTTGTGACCAGTAAGCATGAGCGAATGGCTGGCAGGTGCTACCAACACCCGCCAGCCGCCCATTTTCACAAATTAAAAGTCCTTCATTGCTGAAGGCGTCTGTAACAGCCGAACTGGTAATCTGCCAGCCCCGCCATAACCAACTGGGTCAGTATTAACTGACAGCGTTCGCGTGAAAGATATGTGTTTTGTGCAATCTCCCCGACTGTTGCCGGTTCGATGCTTAATTCATTAAAAACAACTTTCGCCGTTTCTGTCATATCTTGCTGTTTTAGCATGTCTTTTTTCCTTCTGGTTAACATGACATACCAATAACTCTTGTCTAAAAAGCCAGCAAGATAAAAAGTCAGTATTCACGACCACCAGCGTGTTTACTGTACTGCACCAAGTTTACAGGTACAAAAAAACCGCTCAGCGGCGGGTTTAAGTTGTGTGGCGAAGTAACCACTCTTAACACGATACAATACTTTTTGCGTACGCGTTAAGATTTTTTTATAATTACTTACCTTTCTCACACCAAATGTAAAAGCAATATTTTTTGATAATCCTGTTGTTTAAAGGGAATAGCATGAAATCAATTGTACACTTATCCGACTTACACTTATCAGACTCAAAAAAATATGGTTTTCACTGGAAGAAAGCCAAAGAACTGGTCACAGTATTAGTTAATGATATACATTCATTAAGTAAAGAAAACAACCTCCAGATAGATGCCATTTTTTTTACTGGGGATTTAACGTTTTCTGGAACCAAAGAGCAATTTCAACTATTTGATGAACATTTCCTCTCTCCACTTATTCAAAAGCTGAACATCAGTAAAAAAAACATTTTTATAACCCCAGGCAATCATGATGTGGACAGAAGTAAAGTTCATCCACTTGAAAAACAACTGCGAACTGGTTCGGACGAAAATTTCATATCATCATACTTTGATATGATAAATAATGGAGAGTATTCATGGGAACGTCTCTACGAGTACTGTGAATATAATAAAACAATATTAGATCATCATTCTGATGTTGAACAATCTGGACGCATGATTACATGCTTTAAAGTAACAAACAAATTATACGTCGTTAGCGTAAATAGCGCATGGTTAGCTATGGATGATAATGATATTGGTAACTTACGAATTACCCAAAAGCAAATTGATTTTATCAATCGTGCCAAAATACCTTCTGATGCAAAAATAATATTATTATGCCATCATCCTTTAGATTGGTTGAATAAGAATGATCGTGACATTTTTTCAACATTTATTGAAAAAAAAGTTTCAATGTTCTTTTTTGGTCATATGCATGATTTTAAACAAAAACTAGAATCTAGTTTTTGTGAAAACATCACCCTCTTTTTGCAAGCAGGAACTTTGGATACTAGTGAAAATGTATCAGGCTATTCATTAATAAATTTTAATAGTTCAAATGTCATATCAGACGGAAGAATTTTTTATAGAAAATATAATAAAGAAAAAACATGCTATGAACCATGGGAAGAAAGAGGAAATGGTGGTGTTTTTGATTTCACCACTGAGAAAACTCTAACTTTTGACTCTGAAAAATTTGCAACATTATCTAATGAGATTCTAGAGAAAACTGATAAGGATTTATTAATTAACATTGGAATCTCTGATGAAAAGAAAAAAAGTCTAAGAACCCTATTTACTGAACCAAATTTCCTTGAATTTGCTCTTGGAGCCATGCCTTCTATGGAGATTAAGTCCACACAAGAATTACTAGAAGGACGAAACAACCTTGTGATTGTAGGAAACCATAGCTCAGGTAAAACATCTCTTTTAAAATACTTATTCATTAAGAGTCTAGAAAAACAGGCCAGCAAAGACTTCAGTAACTTTGCATTTTTCTTAGATTTAAATGCAATTGAATTAAATAGCTTAAATACAATTGTAAGCGCATTATGTACACAATATTTCAATGCAGATTCGACCACATCTTTTGAAGAAAAAATTAAAAAAATGTTACATGAGGGAAGATGTGTTATATATATTGATAATCTGGACAATATAAATACAAAAGAACAATGTGTAATTTCTGATTTTTTTATAAAATTCAAAGAATGTAGATTTATCGTAACTGCTGGCTATAATAATTCAGATCTGGTAGTTAAAATATTATCAGATGAAAGCAAAGCTAAATTTCATGCAATTGCTATAGGTTCATTACGCAGATCTAATGTTCGCGATATTGTATCAAGATGGCACGACACAACATCACAAAATATAATATATAAAGAAATCACGCGAACAATCAACAATTCGCAACTTCCTCATAATTATTTTACATACTCAATGCTTTTAGCTATTTATGAAGTTGATCATGACGTTAAAGGAATATTAAGTGAGTCTGATATTATAGAAAACTTCATAGAAATTTTGCTTCGTAAACATTTTATGGATACTCCGCCTAATAAGCCACAATTTAAAGAACTTCGACATTTTCTTGGATATTTAGGATTTACATTATTCAAAAACAAATGTAATTTTATTTCAAATAATGAACTTCTGCAGACTGCAATAATTTTCAATAGAGATACCATGCATGATTATCAAGTAGAAGACTATATAAAACCATTAAAAGAATGTGGAATATTGAAAGAAGAGCTATGTAATGTGATTTTCTCGCAGCCTTGCTTTTTATACTATTCCATCGCTTATTTCATGAAGCATAACGAAGAGCTAAAGAAAGAAATTTTATCCGATAATAATTACCTACATCTACATAAAGTTATTGAATACTATTCATCGCAGAACTCATCTAGTCTTGATTTATTATACTTACTTAAAAAGAAGACTAATGCAATCAAATCTTCTTTATCTGAACGAATGCTCGAAGATAAGGGAATAAATATTGAAGATATAAAGATTGAAGACTCTAATACTTTCTCTATTTTAGATATGGTATCAACCCAAGATGATTTCGAAAAAAAGATAGAATCACTCCGTGCAGATAGAGAAAAAGATGACGCGCGACTAGATGAATTATCACCTTTATCTGATAAAGATAAAAAAGCTAATATATCAAATGTTAGAGCTGAAGGTAATAATAATCTGTTACATGATCTTATTAACACTTTATCTCTTTATGCAAGGGTATTCCGTAGTACTGAATTATCTATGGAAAGAGAAAATATATTAAATATATTTAATGACCTTGTAAAGGGTTATGTTTTTTACATGAAAGCGTCACTAGTACTAATGGATGATTCATTTGTTCTTCCAGTAATACTCCCTGCATTAGAAAAGAAAATGCAAGAGGATAAATTAACCGATAACGAAAGGCAACGAGTTTTTGAAATGTTTAAACTAGTATTGTCTTTAGTTCGCTCAATGATCCCAAATAACATACAGTTTATTATGAGCAATGACTTAAGCTCGAAAAAACCACGTATTGCAAACATTATTACTGAATCAAAAGACTCAAATAGCAATCCTGTAGAAAAGGCTATTTTAACTTTCACCTTAATGGATATTAAAGATGAAATGGTTATACAATTAGCTAACGATTTAGCAAAGATACAAAACAAAGTTGTTCAAGAATCTCTTTTCTTCAAGATTAATCAAATTATAACAAGTAACTATGATTTAAAAAGAACTGAAGAAGAAGCATTGAAAGAGTTAGCAAAAAACATTGGCATTAAAAGAAAATTAATTCTCACACCCAAGATTAGTGATGCCTTTAATACGTTAAACCGCATAGGACATTAAAATGCCACTTTTTTGATATAATTAAAAACCACCCGTAACAGGGTGGTTCTCTACCTCTGCTGCAATATATCTCAAATAATTAAAACGAGCAGGAATTTACCTATCAAAAAACTTGACTACCGGAATTCGAATTTAAAACCCCATTAGTATTTTTAGGTTTTGTCATTTTCAAATTAGCTTTCATACTACATGCCATAAAATATTGGGTAAGAAAAATGGTATTTAAATGATTCCAAGAAGTAGTTTTATCATAAAAATAATTAATTCTTTGTTTCTTATTCATGCACACTCCTTAGTAAAATATAGAAATAAAAGACAAATCACTTATAAATGTCATGTTAAAAAAAATTCTCATCATGATTATTGATGAGTGATTTTATATTATCAAAAAATTATATTATTAACAACTCTTGTTTATTACTCAACCAATACCAAAATCATTAGCCACGCATATATATTTTCAAACATATAAAAACAACACACAATATAAAATCCAGCCACAAAAACTCGCACTTCTATTTTATGAAATAAAAACACCCTTCAATAAAACCTAAAGCAGTTTGCAATTCCTTTCTAATCGTACCGTCCGAACATTTTCGCCTCTTCGCAATAGTTCTAAGCGAAATACCAATAACAAAATGAGCTATAATTAGCTCATATTCCTCTGGTTTATACTTACACAGGCGGGCAACACAGCCGTCTATCATGATGCCTTCATCATCATCACACTGAAGGCGTATTTTTTTACCATGAGGTAAAAGCCCCTTAAAGCCTGCTGCTATCGGCTGCCAGTCCACACCACTGTTATCTGCTGCAGCCCATGCTCCCCAGCGGTCCAAAACTTCATACATATCACGCATCAACTTTCTCCACAAAATCAGGCCAGCACACCAATTGCCAGTGCACGATCGATAAAACGAAATATCAGCTCCAGCTGGGAGCCATACTTCTCTTCAAATGCCACGGTATCCGCATGCAGCTCGTCGTGATGCTTTCTGCACAAAGGCAACACAAAGAGGTCATGCGCTTTTGTACCCATTCCCCCCTGACCGTGGCCTATCAGGTGGTGGGGATCATCAGCGGGCTTTCCACAACATGCACACGGCTGTGTCTTAACCCAGCGCGTGTACTTCTCATTAACCCAGCGGCGACGTTTTGGGCGTAACATAAAAGACTCCGGCGACTCCGGATCCACTTTCAGCGCCAGCACCTTTTTTGCCTTATCCTGGATGATGCTGGTGGCAGGAACCGAAGGCACAAGGTCACTTTCCCGGGTGACAGACGGCACAACAGGCTTTGGTAATCTCAGTGCCTTACGGGCTGCACTTTCCGGTAAGGCATCCGCTAGGTCATTACGAATCAGCCACCAGCACAGTTCCGGCATTGTCACAACGTGACTATCATCAAAACCGAGATCCCGACGCACAACAGACAACACCCAGCGGGCACAGTTATCCGTTGCCATTGATTCCAGCCGTTCCGTGAACTGATCGCGCAGCTGGTTATCACAGTGCCAGCACAGACGGATTGCGCCCGGAGCGTGTCGCATTGTGGTCATGTTCTCGCTGTGCCAGTCGGAATGAGGCCACTGGCAGCCTTTTTCACGAAGTAACCAGCTTTCAAGACATTTCACGCCACCAGCACGACGGATCACTGCCTCATTGCGGAACACGGCCCGAACAGCAGGATCATCCGCCAGCGGTTGTGATGCCGCGGGAACGGCACCACTGGCGAAAGATGAATAACGTTCCGGCTCAGGCTCCAGCAGTACACGCCCCTGCATAAACAGGGGCATCAGCTCTGAACCTGGTCTGAACAATACGATCCCCATACGCGGGGCAATTTCAGGAGTCAGTAGTGCTCTCACGGTCACCTCAATGAACGGTATCGAGCAGCTTTAACAGCTCAGTGAATCGGGATTCGAAGAAATGCGGCTGCGTCTCGCGCGGATTTGCAGGACTGGTGATGTTCTTGCCGAACATGCAGCCTTTCGCCGTCAGCGACCAGAATTTTTTGATGTTGTTAATCGCTGTACGGCTGTATCGTTCGCGCTGTTCGACGATCCCCAGCTTCGCCATCTGGTGATATGCCTGATTAGCCGTCAGGCGGATACCATACTGCTTCAGCAGTGCACTCAGTGACAGCGTGGGGCGGCTTGAGCCATCAGGCGCGTCAGCAGGAGCATCAATGGCATAACGCGGTGCCAGATTCGGTAAGCCAACAGCCTCCTGGAGTTTCTGACAGGCCCCAAGCACAGATGAGTTAGACAGATTTAACTCCCGGCGCATAAAGTCCAGCAGAATCACGCCAGCCTGCATCTTGTCAGCAGCCTGTCCGGATAACTTTTCCGGCGCGCTGGTTACCATATCGAAAGTACGGATCACCTTCAGATGGAATGACGGGCTGATCCACATTGCATAGGCATACACCAGTTCCTTACAGACATACGTTCCCCGTTCATTTCCCCCATGAATCACACTCACCGGGTCAACACCCAAATTCTGGGTGTTGATTAATTCATGAACAAGATCAATAGTTTGTTGGCTGGAAAGAAACTTTCCTGGCTCCTTGGTTCTGGCATTTGCACCAGATGCTACTGCTGCGCGATGCAGATCGTTCAGGCTGTAACGCTCATAAGCATCACGACGAACTTCAATACCATCAATGACCATCAGATTATTCATACTTCGTTTCTCCTCTTAATCAGGCAGCTGCACCCGCCGTTTTCTCGTACTTACTGATAGTGATCTCGACCTTTCCTTCCGGGATAACCGGTCCCCACTCCACCAGCATTCTTTTCACCTGACTGTCGTCTTCCCACACCCCGCGTGGGTCAGGGCGTCAAACAGCGCCTTGTTATAGTTGTCCAGATCGCGGATCCTGTTATCCGGAGGAAACAACACGATCTCCACTGAAGCAGGTGCCGACGTTGGTTTCGGCAGACGACGTAACTGCTCAACTATTGCTGCGCACGCCGCGCTCTGGAATTTTCGCCCCGCCGCGCTTATCAGGCTCTTACCAGCAAACGCCCCTTTGTTGGGGTGTCGCCAGTACGTGTTCACGCTGGGCGGAAAAGGCAGGATCAGCTTCATACTTTCAGGCCCCTCTCATGTAACCAGTGGGTTGCACGCAGCCTTGCGTTTTCCTCACCGGCAAGCAGTGAGCGGATAATCCCGACCGCCTCGCTGTCGTCGTCCTTCACCGCGGTATGAAGCGTGATGCCCCGGGCCACGCCACGCTTTATCGTGATGACGCCTTTTTTCTCCAGTGCGCGAAGATGCTCCACCGCTGCATTCACTGAACGGTATCCCAGCATGGTTGCCACCTCCTGATTGGTTGGCGGGAAGCCACGTTCTTTCTGATAAGAAATCAGCATATCCAGCACCTGCTGCTGGCATTGAGTTAACGTCGTCATGCCGCCATCTCCCTGACCAGTTTTTCTGCCTGCTGGCGAACCTGCGCCAGAAAGGCCTCACCACATGCCTCAAGTTCATAGCGCCCGATGTAGCTGATTGCCGGTCCCTTCCAGGTCTTGTCGAAAACAGCAATAGCACCAGCGAAGAAAGCGCCTGTCGGCACCTGCTTCTCATCCTTCGGGATAAACCAGGCAGGCAGTTCAAAACCAATACGCCCGCGAATAAAAGCAATATGATCTGCATCTTCCGGCCACCACACTTCGCTGGTGGCAGCTTTGATCAGGAAAACATAGCGCCCGCCTTTATCACGCATGGCACTGGCATGCTTCATGATGTAACGCATGCCGGTGATGTATTGCCCCTCATGCTGACTGGCGCGGCTGTATGGGGGATTACCAAAGGCAGCACCTTTAAGCTCCGCAAGGCGTTCTGACCAGTCATGCGCCAGCGCGTTGTCTTCCGCCGTGTAATACGCAGCACATTTGGCGTTATCACCGTCAGTAAACAGATCCAGAACAAACGGGCCAAACAGAGTGTTAATTCCCCAGAAAATGTTGTCCGGCGTGCGCCACTGATCGCCCACTTCCTTCAGTTCATGGGCTGGTTTGTTCCGCAGTTCCGCCAGCGCCTGGCAATATTTATTACTCATTAAGCCCCCACGTAATTCCCTGAGAGATACCACTCTTCACCTGATGCAGCCCGCTTACTGCTTTTCCGTAAACACCGTTCACGACGCGCCAGAAAATTGTTTCGTTCTGGCTGGGAGTGGCTTTCACGGAATGCCGCCATCCACACCGTTGCAGCACGACGGTATAAGCCCCTGGACTCCAGTTCTTCCGCCTGGCGGGTCAGGCACAAAATCACCCGCGGGTCGTTAGTGCCGACATAGAAATTGCGCACAGGTCTGGTTTCACGAACTGGTTGTGGTTCCGGATCCTGCGCTCTCTCAGTCAGGCGCGGGAAATGTCTGTGTGTATCTCCTTCACAACGGTGAGCCACACGCCCACTCTGACGTAACTTGCTTGCTGACTGCAGAACGCGCTGCCGTGAGTAACCTGCAAAAGCATCCGCAATGTCTCCGGAAGTACAGCCCGGATGGGCTTCAATGAATTTCTGAACGTCATTCAAAAGACTCATGATCACCCCCTGAATCCTGCCGGGATCTGGCTGTAGTCCACGTTGTCGTAACTGGCTTTGAAGTACGGGTCTTCACGTTTTTCTGTGTGCGTGCTGACGGACGGCGATAAGCGCAGGGAAAGCTCATCCCATTTTTCCCGCAACTTCGACGGGCTGAGCACGTTACGGCACCAGAACGGATCGCGGCTGACGCGGCTGTACATCTCGCAGATTTGTTTGTGAGTACGACCATCCTGCACACACATCAGGCGAATTTCGTTTGCCCAGGCTGTCCAGTTCGGTTCTTTGGGACGAACCACCTCGCCGTCACATTCGGCGGCCTGCTCGTACAGGGCAATGATTTTTTTCCAGAGCCACTGTGCGCAGGTCAAATCATCCTGCGTTCCCCACTGGCGCTTTTTAGGGCTGAATACAACCGCATCAGGATGGCGAGTTAAAAAATCCTGTTCAGCCGTCTGCGTGTCCGGTTGCGAAGCGTCCGGACGAGAAGGTTTTTTATCTGACGGATCATGTTTTGATTTTACTGACGGATCCCCGCCAGATTCTGACGGGTGAAAACCCGCTTTTTTGCCAGATTTCGACGCATCAAATTTTGACGTGTCAGATTTTGATACGTCAGATTTTGACGGGTCAGAATCTGACAGTTGAGAAAATGCCGCTGCCTGAAGCTTCGCAACGTTAAGCTGATAAACATTCGACGCATTGCGGTTACCCTGGCGACGCGCCTTACGCGTTAACCAGCCTTCTGCTTCCAGCCGTGCGATAGCCGTTCTGACGGTACTCATCCCCGCGCCAATCTGACGGGCAATAGTTTCAATTGATGGCCAGCACACACCTTCGTCATTACTGAAATCAGCCAGGCGGGCCATAATTGCCACGCTGGATAATTTCATGCCTGACGCAGCGCAACCATCCCATACATAGCCGGTTAATTTAGTGCTCATGACCGACCTCTATTTCCCTGAATTTACGACGAAACTGTTCGAGCGGGCTGAAGCACTCATGCTCATAGCCTTCACGGAGGTAGATAACCCGTTGTGTTTCCGGCTCCCAACGAATGACTCTGACGGGCACTCCGTAGTGATCTTTGAACCAGCGGTTAACTTATCGCAAAGGACTGTCTCCTTCTGCCGGTTGAAATCCCCCACAGCCCACTCAGCAAAGCTGTGGGTTACAATTTCCCTGTCACCTGGTACATTTACTGCATAGCAATACTCCACCTTCGCTTTTCCACCCGGTACAGGAAGCGCAATCAGTTGCGAGCGACGGTAGTGTGTTGTTAAACTGTTCATGCGTTAGTTTCTCCACAACCAGAAGCAATCGACGCCACGACGCCCGGAGCTGCACACTCGCGGGCGTCATTACTTTCTGAAACGCAAAAAATTTTGTAGACAAGTGCTGCATGCTCCTGCAGCTTCGAAATTGAGAGGTACAGCTCGTCGTTAATTGCTGTCTTCTCATGCGGTTCCACTACACCGTCTTCGATTGCCGAACGAATCTGTTTTGAATAACTGCCGATCTGTTCAATGACTTCCAGTAAACGCTGGTTAATATCGGCATTGTCCACATCCTCGACGTCAGGAAGAGACACAAAGACGCCATTTGCAGACTGCGCCACAGCGTCGGCAATGAAGTGAGTGCCACCAGCACGTTGTAAAATCATTGCCCATCCCAGCGGGAAAATCTGATCGCCATCGGCACGAAGGCGGTTAAATAATGCGTTCTCTGTTACATCCAGCCACTCAGCAGCTTCAGCGTAACCCCCCGGCAACGCCGCGATAGTTTTTCTGACAGCTTTCACGTACCACTCAGGCTGTTTTTCCACTTTCCAGTGATGATTACCCACGGCTTACCTCCTGTTCCTGTGGTTTAAACCCATTCTGGTTTTGGCTAGATTGAAAACGTGCCGGATAAAGAATCTGCATTTCGCTGATTTCACCCTTAAAAAAATTGGCCAGACGTTCTGCAAGATCGATAGATGGAATTTGTTCCAGTCTTTCAATACGACTCAGCGTCGCTGGATTGACCTGAACGCCAGCAGCAACATGCTGCAAAGTAAATCCGTGCGCCTTACGCACATTCCGTAATGGTGATTGCATATAACCTCCACATATTGCGTGATGAGCATATTATTTCACGCAAATATTTTGCGCAAGTTGATTTGCTTAACGCGCAATAAAGAAATGTAATAAACGCATGAACATAGGAAACCGAGTCAGACAACTTCGCCAGGCGAAGAACATGAAAATCGCCGATCTCGCTGAAGCAATAGGAGTGGATGCGGCGAATATCTCACGCCTGGAAACAGGTAAGCAGAAACAATTCACTGAACAAGCCCTGAGTAATATTGCCAGGAGCTTAGGTGTTGATATTGCTGATCTCTTTACCTCAGACGTCAAAAGTAATACTGTATGTAAAAACAGTATTAGTGAGGATGTTGCGCAGGTGAAGGATGTATTCCGTATTGAAATGCTGGATGTCAGTGCCAGTGCGGGAAATGGCCTTATCCAGGGCGGTGATGTCATTGATGTGATTCATGCCATTGAATACAGAACTGATAATGCTGTATCGATGTTTGGCGGACGGCCAGCCAATCACATTAAAGTTATCAACGTTCGTGGGGACAGTATGTGTCCAACCATTGAGCCAGGAGATCTCATCTTCGTTGATGTCAGTATCAATCAGTTTGATGGAGATGGTATCTATGTATTTGGTTTTGATGATAAAATTTATGTCAAACGACTGCAAATGATACCTGACAAACTACTGGTGATTTCTGATAACCAGATTTACCGTGAATGGGGAATTACCAGCGAAAATGAACACCGGTTTATGGTCTTTGGAAAGGTCTTAATCAGCCAGTCACAAACCCTTAAGCGACACAATTAACCCTTACCTCCTCATCAATTAGCCACCCAAAGGTGGCTTTTCATCACCCTTTAAATTGCATACCTCGCAACAAAAACACTTGCATAATGCGCAACTTCATTTTATCTTTCTTTCCAGACAAACAAACAAGGTACTAACAAAATTTGGTTGTAACACGGCGTATGGCACATGCGTCGTTAGCGGTCTGGGGACGTTAAAGGGGACAATCCACTCCTTGCTCGGGCAAACAAACCAGGTAGCCGGAATGTGCAAGTCAATGATGATGCTGATAAGACGCCTAACCAGCGTGGCGATTCGGTTTGACGCCTGGGAAGAGACCAGGGTGCAACGATGAGGGCATTTATGGAGCCGCGACAAAGTGTGGTGCCGTAACTGGCTAAGTGCTCTCAGCGTTGTGGTAATCCGCGAAATGGCGCGGCGGTAAGTATGGCGGGGTTACTCTTTCCCCGTTGAGGACACCGGATTGTCAGGTTGACCATACGCCTGAGTGACAACCCCACCACAACAGCCACTGCTTTGGCGGTACCAGCTTGTATCCTTGCTTCCGGCTGGTACCGTCCTTTTTACAAAACAGAGAAGAGCATCACCGGACGACGGGCTCATAACCCAATCCATCCGGGCGGCTGCCACCGCAGGTGTTCTTCTCTGTTTTGTGGAGAAACCAACCGACTTTGCAGGGTCGATATGATGAGGAGCAGCAAAATGGCTAGCGAACGCAGTACTGATGTGCAGGCATTTATCGGGGAGCTGGACGGCGGCGTATTTGAAACCAAAATCGGCGCAGTTCTCAGTGAAGTCGCTTCCGGTGTGATGAACACGAAAACCAAAGGGAAGGTCTCACTCAACCTGGAAATCGAACCATTTGATGAGAACCGTGTGAAAATCAAACACAAACTCTCATATGTTCGCCCGACTAACCGCGGGAAAATTTCCGAAGAAGACACCACCGAAACGCCGATGTATGTCAATCGCGGTGGTCGCCTGACTATTCTGCAGGAAGACCAGGGACAATTACTGACTCTTGCCGGTGAACCTGACGGAAAACTCCGCGCAGCAGGTCATTAATACGTTATTAATAAACTGATTATTTATCTCATCACTGAATATCTTTATATAGTGAGGACTTATTATGTCTCAGAACTTAGACGCAACCGCAATTAATCAAATCCATGCCCTTATTTCTGCTCAGGGTGTTAATGAAATTATCAGTAAGATTGGTGCCGATGCTGTGGCATTGCCTGAGAATTTCCGCATTCATGATCTGGAAAAATTTAATTTAAATCGCTTCCGTTTCCGTGGTGCGCTTTCCACTGCCAGCATCGATGACTTTACCCGTTATTCTAAAGATCTTGCAGATGAAGGCACCCGCTGCTTTATCGATGCTGATAATATGCGTGCCGTCAGTGTGCTTAACCTGGGTACTATTGATGAACCAGGTCACGCAGATAACACCGCCACTCTCAAACTGAAAAAGACAGCACCGTTCTCTGCACTGTTGTCTGTTAACGGCGAGCGTAACTCCCAGAAGTCTCTGGCAGAATGGATTGAAGACTGGGCCGACTACCTTGTGGGCTTTGATGCTAATGGTGATGCCATTCAGGCAACAAAAGCGGCTGCGGCGGTCCGTAAAATCACGATTGAAGCAAACCAGACCGCTGATTTTGAAGATAATGACTTCAGCGGCAAACGCTCCCTGATGGAGTCTGTCGAAGCGAAGACCAAAGACATTATGCCAGTGGCATTTGAGTTTAAATGCGTTCCGTTTGAAGGTCTGAAAGAACGTCCGTTTAAATTACGCCTCAGCATTATCACTGGCGATCGTCCGGTACTGGTTCTGCGCATTATTCAGCTGGAAGCGGTGCAGGAAGATATGGCTAACGAATTTCGTGATCTGCTTGTTGAGAAATTCAAGGACAGCAAAGTAGAAACCTTTATTGGGACTTTCACCGCCTGATTTCATTACTGCAAATGCCCCTGCGGGGGCATTTATGGAAATGTAATTGACTCAATAATCGCCGGACGGTGAGGGCTTCCTTTTACCCGAATTCAGCGCGGTGCAGCGCATATACGTGGAGAACAAAATGTCATTTATTAAAACTTTTTCCGGGAAGCATTTTTATTATGACAGGATAAATAAAGACGACATCGATATTAACGATATCGCAGTTTCCCTTTCAAATATCTGTCGCTTTGCCGGTCATCTTTCGCACTTCTACAGCGTCGCCCAACATGCGGTTCTTTGCAGCCAGCTGGTGCCGCAGGAATTTGCTTTTGAAGCGTTAATGCATGATGCAACAGAAGCGTATTGCCAGGACATTCCCGCACCACTGAAACGCCTTCTTCCTGACTATAAACAAATGGAAGAAAAAATAGACGCCGTAATCCGTGAGAAATACGGGTTACCCCCAGTTATGAGTACGCCCGTGAAATATGCCGATCTCATCATGCTGGCAACCGAACGCCGCGATCTCGGGCTTGATGATGGCTCTTTCTGGCCTGTACTGGAAGGTATCCCGGCAACAGAGATGTTCAACGTGATTCCACTGGCACCGGGCCATGCCTACGGGATGTTTATGGAACGCTTTAACGAGTTATCGGAGTTACGCAAATGCGCATGAATGTTTTCGAAATGGAAGGGTTTCTTCGTGGGAGATGTGTACCGCGAGATCTGAAAGTAAATGAAACAGATGCTGAATACCTGGTACGTAAATTCGATGCGCTTGAAGCTAAATGTGCAGCACAGGAAAACAAAGTAATACCAGTGTCAACTGAACTGCCACCAGCAAATGAAAGTGTTTTGTTATTCGATGCTAACGGAGAAGGCTGGCTAATTGGCTGGCGTTCTCTCTGGTACACCTGGGGACAAAAAGAAACCGGAGAATGGCAGTGGACATTTCAGGTCGGGGACCTTGAAAACGTCAATATCACTCCCTGGGCAGTAATGCCAAAAGCACCGGAGGCTGGAGCATAATGACCACTTTTACCGACAAAGAACTGATTAAAGAAATTAAAGAGCGTATCAGCAGCCTTGACGTGCGAGACGATATTGAGCGCCGTGCTTATGAAATCGCACTCCTATCTCTAGAAGTAGAACCAGATGAACGCGAAGCTTATGAATTATTCATGGAAAAGCGTTTCGGTGACTTAGTAGATCGTCGGAGAGCAAAAAACGGCGATAACGAATACATGGCATGGGATATGACTCTCGGTTGGATCGTCTGGCAGCAACGAGCTGGTATCCATTTTTCAACAATGTCACAGCAAGAGGTGAAATAATGGAGCCATACAGCCTCACACTCGATGAGGCCTGTCATTTTCTCAAGATATCCAGACCGACTGCCATTAACTGGATACGCACAGGGCGTCTTCAGGCAACACGCAAAGATCCCACTAAGAATAAATCTCCTTACCTCACAACACGACAAGCCTGCATTGCGGCTCTTCAGTCTCCGCTGCATACTGTCCAGGTGAGCGCGGGTGATGGCATAACAGAGGAAAGAAAATGTCACTCTTCCGCAGAGGTGAAATATGGTACGCCAGTTTCACATTGCCGAACGGTAAAAGATTTAAACAGTCTCTTGGAACAAAGGACAAAAGGCAGGCGACAGAACTCCATGACAAGCTAAAGGCTGAAGCATGGCGGGTCAGCAAACTTGGTGAAATACCTGATATAACGTTCGAGGAAGCGTGTGTCAGGTGGCTTGAAGAGAAAGCACATAAAAAATCACTGGACGATGACAAAAGCCGGATCGGATTCTGGCTTCAACATTTCGCAGGAATGCAACTAAGAGACATTACTGAATCAAAAATTTATTCAGCAATGCAGAAAATGACGAACCGGCGTCATGAGGAAAACTGGAAACTTAGGGCAGAAGCATGCAGAAAAAAAGGGAAACCTGTTCCAGAATACACGCCAAAACCAGCGTCCGTTGCAACGAAGGCTACGCATCTTTCATTTATAAAGGCCCTACTAAGAGCCGCAGAGCGTGAATGGAAAATGCTGGATAAGGCACCAATTATTAAAGTGCCTCAACCAAAGAATAAACGGATCCGCTGGCTGGAGCCCCATGAAGCACAAAGGCTGATTGATGAATGTCCGGAGCCATTAAAGTCTGTTGTTGAATTTGCACTGGCAACAGGCTTAAGACGCTCGAACATCATCAACCTTGAATGGCAACAAATAGATATGCAGCGCCGGGTGGCATGGATAAATCCGGAAGAGAGTAAATCAAACCGCGCAATCGGCGTTGCGCTGAATGATACTGCATGTCGCGTTTTGAAAAAACAAATCGGGAATCATCACCGTTGGGTATTTGTGTACAAGGAAAGCTGTACCAAACCAGACGGAACGAAAGCGCCAACAGTAAGGAAGATGCGGTATGACGCAAACACAGCCTGGAAAGCGGCGCTGAGACGGGCTGGTATTGATGATTTCAGATTTCACGACTTGAGACACACCTGGGCAAGTTGGCTGGTTCAAGCCGGAGTCCCGTTGTCAGTGTTACAGGAAATGGGAGGCTGGGAGTCTATCGAAATGGTTCGTCGATATGCTCACCTTGCACCTAATCACCTTACCGAACACGCACGGCAAATAGACTCGATCCTGAACCCATCGGTCCCAAATTTGTCCCAGTCAAAAAATAAGGAAGGTACTAATGACGTGTAACTTATTGATTTAAATGGTGCCGATAATAGGAGTCGAACCTACGACCTTCGCATTACGAATGCGCTGCTCTACCAACTGAGCTATATCGGCCCTGAAAGGACATGTTCACGAACGTGAATCACGGTGGGCAAGGTTAAAACTAACCGGGCGATGCGTCAATGGCCTTGTGAATCAAATGGCTACTTTTGCATCACCCGGTTTTATTTACGCACGAATGGTGTAATCACCAATGCCGATCCACTTGTAAGTGGTCAGTGCTTCCAGCCCCATTGGGCCACGCGCGTGGAGTTTTTGTGTGCTTACCGCCACTTCCGCACCCAGACCAAACTGGCCGCCGTCGGTAAAACGCGTAGAGGCGTTAACGTAAACAGCGGACGAATCCACTTCGTTAACAAAACGCTGGGCGTTGCGCATATCGCGGGTCAGGATCGCATCGGAGTGTTGTGTGCCGTGTTCACGAATATGGGCGATGGCATCGTCAAGATCGCTGACGATTTTGACGTTCAAATCTAATGACAGAAACTCATCGTCATACTCTTCGGCTTTAACAGCAACCACCTTCGCAGGGCCTGCCTGCAACTGCGCCAGTGCAGCTGCATCTGCGTGTAATGTCACGCCGCTTTCCGCCATTTGTTTGCTTAATGCGGGCAGGAAGCTATCGGCGATGTTTTTATTCACCAGCAACGTTTCAACCGTATTACATGTGCTCGGACGCTGAGTTTTCGCGTTGACGATCACTTTTAATGCTTCAGCGATCTCTACACTTTCATCAACGTAAATATGGCATACGCCTATACCACCTGTGATCACCGGGATTGTCGACTGTTCACGGCACAGTTTATGCAAACCAGCGCCACCACGCGGGATCAGCATGTCGATGTATTTATCCATACGCAGCATTTCACTGACCAGCGCACGGTCAGGATTATCAATCGCCTGCACGGCACCCGCCGGTAAGCCGCAGGATTTCAGGGCGTCCTGAATCACCGCCACCGTTGCAGCGTTAGTGCGACACGTTTCTTTGCCACCGCGCAGGATCACCGCATTACCGGTTTTCAGGCACAGCGAAGCGACATCAACCGTCACGTTCGGGCGCGCTTCATAAATCACGCCAATAACCCCCAGCGGTACGCGACGACGCTCAAGACGCAGGCCGCTGTCCAGTACGCCGCCATCGATTACCTGCCCCACCGGATCGGCGAGGTTGCACACCTGACGTACATCGTCGGCAATGCCTTTCAGCCGTGCGGGCGTCAGTGCCAGACGGTCAAGCATCGCTTCGCTAAGGCCATTGGCTCGCGCGTCAGCAACATCCTGGGCGTTAGCGTTGAGGATGATTTCGCTTTGTGCTTCCAGTTCATCGGCGATTTTTTCCAGCACGCGATTTTTTTCGCGGCTGGAGAGTTGCGCTAATTTATACGAGGCTTGCTTCGCGGCAATGCCCATTTGTTCCAGCAT